TGCGGCCGCCCCATCCTGTACGGGTTTCCAAGTCGATCGGACGGGCGAGCCGGCGCTGGAGCGCCACACACGGGCTCTGTGCGCCTCCAGGGCGCGAGATCTGCCACAGGACGGGGGGTAGCCAGGCCGCGGGCTGTCAGGCCCGCTCAGCCCCTGCGACCGAGGTCACAGTAACAGCGGGATGGATATTGACGATTGCGTTCGTTTACCCATGCACGGGCTAGGTATGGCTTACCGAACTTAGATTCAAACCCTAGTCCCCTGGCCCCCGTCGTCGGTGATTGCCGCTCATGGGCGGCGGGGTGCCAGGTCCAAGAGAGGACTGACCCATGAGGATGCTCCGAGAGATCGCAGCCGTCATCGCGACCCACACGCTGGGCCGCTTGGAGCTGGAGTTCGACTTCGATCCGTTCGAACTGCCGGAAGACGAAGAGTTCCTTGGGTGATCTACGCCACTCTGCACGGGTGGCTGTCAAGGTAACACCTTCCTACATTATGAGGGGCTGAAGGCCCCTCTCTAAGAGCGCCCACCGGGGCGCTCGTAAGTAAGACCGGCCCTGAAGGCCGGTCATAGATGATCCGGCAACCGCCGGATCTATCGCCCGCGCCAGTGCGCGGGCTCTTAGAGGGGTGACTCAACTGTGCATGGCACTCGCTCGAGTGCCTACTGGAGCACTCAACCGGGCAAGTTCGACGTTCTCAACCTGCGGATGACGTTCCCGAGCACATCCGCTCATGAGATTCCCGACTTGACACCCACCGACTTCGTTCCGACCAGTCTCGCGGCCTGGAATATGCCGCGTCATCGCGAATACGCCGCCATTTCGGGCGGCGCACTGCACTTCTTCCTTGACGATTACCGTTTCGAGACCGTTTGGTCGTCTCCCGAGCGCCTTTTGGACCGCGTGAAAGCGGTCGGCGCGACTTTGACGCCCGATTTCAGCCTCTGGCGAGACATGCCGCGGGCCGCACAGGTCTGGAATGTCTACCGCAACCGCTGGTGCGGAGCGTATTGGCAATCGCACGGGATCGAAGTCATTCCCACGGCGTGCTGGAGCACGCCAGACACATTCGATTTCTGCTTCGACGGGATTCCCGCGGGCGCATCAGTCGCCATTTCCTCGATGGGCATCCGCTCATCGAAGGTCGATCAGGCGCTATTCCGCGCCGGCCTCCAAGAACTCCTCGATCGAACGCAGCCGCAGCTCCTGCTGGCGTACGGCCAGCTTCGGCACTGCGACGACATGGACCTACCCGAGGTCCGGGAGTACCCGACCTTCTGGGACAGACGACGAAAGCGAGTTGAACACGATGGGCGGCAGAGGCGGGAAGGGGGGACCGGGCCCGAACCCCAAGGGGAGGACGCAACCCGGTAGCACCGTTCCCGGCAGCTCTCCTGGCAAGGGCGGCTCGCCCGGTGGCGGCGGAAAGGGCGGCAGCAAGCCCGGAAACGCCAGCCCCGGAGGGGTCCAGAACCCCGGAGGCGGCGGCGGCAAGGGTGGAGGCGGCGGTAGCAACCTGCCTCCCAAGCCCAAGACGTGGCCCGACAACCTCCTGCTGAAGCCCGACAACCGCCGAGACACCGACCAGCGTCTCGCCGACGACATCGCGGCCGTCAACCCGCGCTACTTCGAGGCCCCACGGTGGCAGGTCAACTGCACCCGCTGCGCCGCGGTGGTCGAGCTGCGGGCCCGCGGCTACGACGTGACCGCTGAGCCGTTCGTCAAGGGCAAGAACAAAGACAACCTGCTGCACGACATCACGAACAAGTGGGTCGACAAGGACGGCAGGGAACGCGACTTCACCTGGCACTGGGGCGAGAACGCCGAGATGCTGGACTTCTTCAACCAGACCGCCCTGTCCTGGGGCGAAGGCGCTCGCGGGTTCATCCGCGTGGGCTGGAAGAAGGGCGGCGGTCACATTTTCAACGTCGAGGTCCGCGACGGCGAGGTCCGCTACATCGACGGGCAGCCGAACGAGTTCGACAAGGGCGTGTCGTGGTCCGACCGGGTTGAGCCCGGTTCGTACAACGGCATCATCCGCACCGACGACTTGACGCCCAAGCAGAGTCTCAAGGACGATGGGTGGATCCGGGACCGCACAAAGGACGAGGTCAACGCGCCGCTGAGGCGCGAGCTGACCGAGGAGCTGATCCGACGCGGGTACAACACCGGCACCCCGTTCAGAGACGCGTTCGTGGCCGCATGGGACGACATCCGATCCGGCCGGGGGCCGAAGTCGAAGTACAGCTCAGTCGTTGAGCTGCAGCAGATCTACGAAGCAGGCATCGCGTGGGCAAGGAGGCCAGACTGATGGTTACGTTCGAGGAAGCACGGGCGATCGTCGCCGAACGGCGCGGCCCCGAGTACCCGGCAGAGGCCGAGTTCACGGTCGCCACCTGGGGCTATGAGACGGCAACCGAGTGGATCATCCGGGCAGGCTCCTACCCCGAGGTCTACGGGCCCCGGACGCCGGCCGACTTCAGGCTCATCTCGACCGAAGACGGTCCCCAGATCACCGTGAACAAAGAGACCGGCGAGTATCGCGAGTCGTACGGAATCCCGGACGACGAGGAACTCACGCCCGTTGGCGAGAAGCCGGTCTTCGGACCACCACCAGGCCAGTGAGCTGGGCGTCCTCGAGACGCCGGTATGACCTTCCCCCGGACTGGGAGCTGAACTACAGGCTCCCGGTCCTTCGGGATGCGAACTGGATCTGCGAGCTGCAGTGGAATGGCTGCGTAGGAGTCGCATCCGAGGTCGACCACATCAAGCGTGGGAACGACCACTCGCGATCCAACCTGCAGGCGGTCTGCCACAGGTGTCACGCGAAGAAATCATCCGCCGAGGGCAACGCCCGTAAGGCAGAACTCAGAGCCCGGAGGAAGCGCCCAGACGAACGCCATCCTGGGCGTCGATAAAAGCGGGCCAGGAGCCCGCTCGAGACCCAGGAGGTCAAGTGGGCACCCGAGGCCCAATCGGAAAACGAGACGAAGAGCGGGTTCGCCGGAACAAGGACGAGAACCCAACCGAGACGGTCCAGGTGATCGGCCCGGTGAGCATCCCCGAACTCGGGGACGTGAGCTACGACGGGGAAACCCACCCGCTCATCACAGAGATGTACGAGTCGATCAAGCAGTCCGCGGCCGTGAAGTACTACGAGCCGACCGACTGGCAGTTCGCCCGACTCACCCTCTACACCCTGAACCAAGAACTGATTGCATCGCGCCAGTACGGAAAGCCAATGGGCGCAATGAAACTCACTGCCATCAACCAAATGCTCTCCTCGCTGCTGCTGACAGAAGGCGACCGACGACGCGTTCGACTCGAAGTCGAGCGAAACGCTGGTGACCCGACCACCGGCAAGGTCGTTGACATGACCGACATGCTCAAGCAGCGCCTCGCCCAAGCTCAGGCGAGCGGAGGGTAGATGGTCCCCCGGAGGGGGTTTCTAGAGCACTGCCGCTACCAGTAGCTCCCTCCTCCGGGGTTGACACTCACCCGAAAGGATCCACATGGCCGACTTCGGCAAACAGCTCGACGTTGACACGTTGTGGCTCGTCAAGGGACGCGACTTCAAGCACTCGTTCACGAACAAGGACAAGGCCGGTAACCCGGTCCCCTGGCCGGCCGGCACTCTGTTCCTCGAGCTGGAGACCGGTGGCGAGCACAACGCGCTGCACCAGGTGTACATCACCGGAGCCACGGGCGGCACGTACACGCTCAAGCTCAACGGCACCGACACCCCGGCCATCGACTACAACGACGTGTCCGAGAACCCGCAGGGTCTCGCTGGCGACATCCAAGACGCTGTCGACGCGGCCGTCGGCGCTGGCAACGCACTGGTCCACCCGGTGTCGCTCTTCCCCGCCTGGACGCTGTACTTCAACCTCAACAGCGGCAAGCCGCTCACCGAGCAGTTGGTGAACACGATCAACAAGGCGGCGAACGACTTCTTCGACACGTTCGACCAGCTCCTGGGCGTAGACATCGAGATGACCGTCACCGACGCGCTGAACTTCAAGCTGGTGGTGACCTCGCGGCGCTCGTTCGATGAGGTCGGCGTCGTGACCTTCGCGGTCGACGTGACCAGCACCGCGGTCAAGAACTTCTTCAACAGCTTCGCTGGCCTGATCGGCGCGGTGAACACGGTGGGTACCGACTTCTACTGGAACCGGACCTACGACATCGAGTTCATTGGATCGCTTGCGCTGCAACCCATTCCGGCTACCACGGCGAACGCCGCGGCCCTGACGGGTGCGAACAAGCGCATCACCACCTCGGTGATCGATGCGGGCAAGAAGCGACTCACGGTCTGGCCACTCACTGTCAACGGCGCGGACGCCTCGATCAAGGTCGAGTCCGAGGAAGCCGACAAGATCCCGTTCCGCTGCAAGTGGCAGCTAGTTCACATGCCGACCGGCGAAGCCGCTGGCGGCGATCCCAAGCAGATCGGCCTGGTCTACCGACAGCCGAGATAGTTTCATCGGCGGAAGCCTACCAAAGAGGTTGTCCCCGATCGGTTTTCGTGCCCGTTCCCCGACTGAATGCAACGGGCATTCCACAACCCCATAACGAAAGGGAACAGATTGCTGTTCGAGACCATGATCCAGGTTGCCGTGATGAGAGGCAGCGCGGTGGAGGCGTACTACTTCCTGGACGCAGACTACGGTCTGGACACCCAGGCGGGGCGAGACGCGGTGGTTGAAGCCATCGAAAGCGTCATCGCAGACCTCCCCGAGGGATCCCAGGTCTATGCAATCGCGCTGAACGTGGTGGACAAGCCACAACGGCCGAACGGCGAGGTCGTCAACCGTAGCCGGATGGTCCAGCTCTACACCCCAGGCGACTACACCCCGTTCTGGGATTTCCTGGGTCCGGTGACGTAGCAGTCCCCAACCCACCCAGTCCCCCTGTGGGACTGGGGCTTTCCCCGTTCGTCTAAGCGGCAAGACACCGGGTTCTGGCCCCGGCAATCGAGGTTCGAGTCCTTGATGGGGAGCCAACTTGACATTCACCACGAAAGGAAACACATGACCAGCATCCAAGGCAAGCTGATCGCGCTCGTTCTCAAGTACGGCATCAGCTACCTCCGCAAGCACCCCGAGCTGCTGGACGAGGTCTCCAAGCACATCCCCGGCAAGGTCGATGACCTGGTCCTCGACGTGCTGGCCAAGCTCCTGGGCGTCTGATGACGTTCGTCGTAACCCGCCAGCGAGCGCAGTGGGTCCACGACATGGCCCGCGCACGCAACGGCCTCCCGTACGCCTACGGCGGCGCGTTCACCAACGACCCGAGGCGCTCGACAGACTGCTCTGGCCTGGTGCTTCAGACCGCCGCCTGGTACGGCGGTCGCACCGACTGGGTCGGTAACCGCTACGGCTCCACCGAGAGCTTCCGCCTGGACCACAAGATCGTCTACGACCTGGGCTTCAAGCGTCTCCCCCGCGGAGGCGTTGACGCTCTGCCGTTCAAGCCGGTCATGCTCGTCGGCCTACAGCACGGCGGCGGCGGGGTTAACTCGCACACCGCCTGCACGCTGATGACGATGGACATCCCCGGTGGCCCGGTGGTGCAGTCCGTCCGCGGCGTCGACTGGGAGTCCCACGGTAACCGCAACGGCGTCGGCGTGGATCTCTACGACAACGCACGGGCCTGGAACGATCCGCTCTTCCACGATTTCTGGTACCTGGACGCCAAGCTCGAGGACGCGCCGACTGCGCCGTCAGTGATGACGGTCCCGCTGACTCAGAAGGCGAACAACCGATGGGGCTCGCCGAGCCCTGCCTGGGATCACCTGATCATGCGTGAGTCGGGGGGCAACCCGACGATCATCCAGCAGATCATCGACGTGAACTCGGGCGGCAATGAGGCCGAGGGTCTGTTCCAGATCACACCGAAGACATGGCGGGCACACAACGGTACCGAGTTCGCACCCACCCCGCGATTCGCTACCCCGCATCAGCAGGCGATCGTCGCTGCACGCATCTTCCTCCGCAATCCAAGCGGATCTGACTGGGGCGCAGGACTTCCCGGTCGAGAGGACGCGAAGCAGCTCGCCGCTGGACTGGTGCCCACCCAACCTCAAGGAGACGAAGATCTTTTGTCTGCACTAGCACCCGCTGAGCAGCGCGAGGTTCTCGACCTACTGCGCTGGTTGGCAGCTCCCGAGTACGGCGAGCTTCGCAAGCTGTTCGGCTCTCGAGCCATGTACCGCGACAGCGACGACCGATTCGAGACGCTGGCTGGCTTCGTGCTGGCGGTCGACTCGATGTCCTACGAGGACCGCGTCGAAGACGCCGCCAAGCGCGGTGAGCCCGACTACCTCGCCAAGGTCGTTCGACTGGCCCGCGGCCAGGGTCCGGGCGCTCGCAACCCTGACGGCAGCGTGCGGCAGTGGGCCATCAACCACGCCCGCGCAGTTCTCGCGGAGATCGAGGCCACGAACCCCGACGCACTCAAGAAGTTCCTAGCTACGGAAGGGGGCTCTCGATGAGCCCGAAAGTACGCCAGACCATCTACTACCTGGGCACCCTGGTGCCTGGCATCCTCGGCATCGCCCTGGTCTGGGGCGGCATCGACGCTGGTGCAGCCGAGAACATCGGCGACATCATCGCCGGGGCCCTGGCCCTGATCGGCGCGGGAGCGCCGGCCACCGCGGCCGTCACGGTCGGCAAGCAGCGCAAGGACGGCACGCTCGCCGCAGACGCGGTCGAGCAGGTCTCCAAGGGCATCCAGCAGGTCATCGCGGCGCGTGACGCGGCGCAGGCTGAGGTCGACAAGGTCACCACGGTGGTCGGAGGCGTTCTCAACGACGTGCAGGCTGCCGCCGCGGCCGTCAACCTCGGCCCGCTGGCCAGCCAGATCCTCAACGGGGCTGAGGCTTACAGCCAGGCGTTCAACCCGAACACCCAGCCCTGGAACCGATGAGCCTCAAGGTCGGTTCGAGCGGAGAGATCGTCAACAGGTGGATCCGGGTCATGAAGGCCCGGTTCGCCTCCTACGCGGGCAAGCTCCGCGAGGACGCCTACTTCGGCTTGGACGACGCTGAGGTTCAGCGCGAGTACGAGCGCCGCACGCACCAGACCCCGGACGGGATCGTCACTGACGGCGACCTCGCCTACCTGCTCCCGGCGAAGCCGTGGCTGTTCACAGTCCACGGCACCGGGATGCCAGACCCTCTGGGTCCGGGCCTGCCCGCCGACACGGCGCGGGACGTGCTGGACATCTACCGCTGGCAGCCCATCGGCAACTACCCTGCCGCGGCCTTCCCGATGAAGCCGTCGTACGACAAGGCCATCGCGGAGCTGGTGCTGCAGATCGACCAGAAGCTCGCCGGTAACAACGACGAGTTCTCAATGGCCGGTTACTCGCAGGGAGCCATCGCGGTCGCGTACGTGCTCAAGCATGAGATCCTCAACCCGAAGGGCCGTCTCCACAAGTACGTCCACCGGCTCAAGAAGGTCGTCATGTGGGGAAACCCCATGCGCCAGAAGGGCTTCGCTCACTTCGATGAGTGGATCCACCCGGTGGCTGCGCCTGACACGATGGGCATCCTCGAGGACCGCCTCGAGAACCTCGAGCAGGCCATGCAGCAGTACGGCTTCGAGGTCCGCGACTACGCCCACGACGGCGACATGTACGCCTCCATCAAGGAGGACGACATGCACGAATACGAGGTGGCCATCGGCCGAATCGTGATGACCGTCAAGGGATTCTGGGGAGGCAAGGACTCCGTCGTTGCCCAGCTCGGAGAGCTGGCTGGACATCCTCTGCGCGAGAGCATCGCGATGGCCAAAGCCATCATCGACGCCATCGGCTTCCTCGCCAAGGCAACCAAGGGTGAGCAGTGGCCTCACCTGTACAACCGCTACCCGGCTGTCGCTTTCCTGCGTCAGCCTTGACATACACCAGGAAGGAGACGGGGTGAGCCTCGGAAATCACCACCCGGAGCTTGCCCCGTCCCCTCCGCACATCATCGGCCCGTCTTGGCAGAGGACGGTCGACGGGGAATGGCATCTGCCCGATCCCAAGATGACCCTCGGATGGGGCGTCTTGAAGTGGCTGTCCGACTACGTCAACACCCCTGGCGGGCATGACGATCCAGCCAGACTCAAGTTTCTGATCGAGCTGTCCGAAGCGGGCTTGCTCGTCAACGAGAACATGTTCATCCCCACCGACGAGCAGGTACGCCTGGTCCTCTGGTGGTACGCCGTAGACGAGAAGGGCCAGTACGTCTACCGCGAAGGCGTAATCCGCCGGCTCAAGGGATGGGGCAAAGACCCGTTCACCGCCGCGCTGTGTCTCGCCGAACTCTGTGGCCCAGTAGCGTTTTCACACTTCGATGAGACCGGCCAAGCGATCGGCAAGCGCCGACCCGCGCCGTGGGTCACGGTGGCCGCGGTCTCCCAGGACCAGACGAAGAACACGTTCTCGCTGTTCCCGGTGATGATCTCCGCGAAGCTCAAGGCCGAGTTCAAGCTCGAGGTCAACCGCTTCATCATCTACGCCGAAGGCGGCGGGCGCATCGAGGCAGCCACCTCGAGCCCCGCGTCGATGGAGGGTAACCGCCCGACGTTCGTCGTCCAGAACGAGACGCAGTGGTGGGGCCAGGGCCCGGACGGCAAGGTCAACGAGGGCCACGCGATGGCGGAAACCATCGAAGGCAACATGACCAAGGTCGAGGGCGCTCGCACGCTCTCGATCTGCAACGCCCACATCCCCGGCACCGAGACCGTCGGCGAGCTGGCGTACGTCTCCTACCAGAAGATCCGCTCCGGTGAGGACGTTGACACCGGCCTCATGTACGACGCGCTGGAAGCGCCGGCCGACACCCCGATCTCCGAGATCCCCTCGCAGAAGGAAGATCCCGAGGGATTCGAGAAGGGGCTCGCGAAGCTGCGCGAGGGTCTGCTGATCGCCCGCGGCGACTCCACCTGGCTGCCGATAGACGACATCATCAAGTCGATCCTGTCGACCAAGAACAAGATCACCGAGTCACGACGCAAGTTCCTCAACCAGGTCAACGCGGCCGAGGACTCCTGGCTGTCCCCGCAGGAGTGGAACCGCTGCTTCGCTGATCCGAAGACCTACCTCGAGCGCACCGGCAATGAGTTCGAGCCGCTGGAGCGCGGCCAGAGGATCACCCTCGGCTTCGACGGGTCGAAGTCCAACGACTGGACAGCCCTGGTGGGCTGCCGGGTTTCGGACGGCTTCCTGTTCGTCATCAAGATCTGGGATCCGCAGAAGTACGGCGGCGAAGTCCCTCGCGAAGACGTAGACGCCACAGTCCATTCCGCCTTCCAGCGGTACGACGTGGTCGCCTTCCGCGCCGACGTGAAGGAGTTCGAGGCGTACGTCGACCAGTGGGGTCGGGCCTACAAGAAGAAGCTCAAGGTCAACGCCAGCCCGAACAACCCGGTGGCGTTCGACATGCGCGGCCAGCAGAAGCGATTCGCGTTCGACTGCGAGCGCCTGGAGGACGCGGTCCTCGAGCGCGAGGTCTGGCACGACGGCGATCCCGTTCTCACACAACACGTTCTGAATGCCAAACGGCATCCGACCACCTACGACGCCATCGCGATTCGCAAGGTCACCAAGGACAGCAGCAAGAAGATCGACGCTGCGGTCTGCGGCGTCCTCGCGTTCGGGGCGAGACAGGACTACCTCATGAGCAAGAAGGCCCGTAGCGGCCGGATGGTGATGGTGCGATGACCTCGCCGCTCCCCGGACAGGAAGAGATCAAGGATCCCGCTGAAGAGCGGGAGAAGATGATCAGCTCCTTCGAGAACGCATCGAAGGATCTCAAGAGCAACACCAGCTACTACGAAGCGCAGCGCCGGCCAGAGGCCATCGGCGTCACCGTGCCGCAGCAGATGCAGCAGCTCCTGGCTCACGTCGGCTACCCCCGGCTGTACGTCGACTCCATCGCGGAGCGTCAGCAGGCCGAGGGCTTCCGACTCGGCGATGCCGACGAGGCCGACGAAGAGCTGTGGGAGTGGTGGCAGGCCAACAACCTCGACATCGAGGCACCGCTTGGCTACACCGACGCCTACGTCCACGGCCGGTCGTACATCACGATCAGCAAGCCCGACCCGAACATCGACCTCGGATGGGATCCCAACGTCCCGATCATCCGGGTCGAACCGCCGACTCGCATGCACGCCGAGATCGATCCCCGGATCGGCCGGGTGTCCAAGGCGATTCGAGTCGCATACAACGCTGAGGGCAACGAAATCCAGGCAGCCACCCTCTACACCCCCAACGACACGTTCGGCTGGTACAGGGCAGATGGGGAGTGGCAGGAGTGGTTCTCGAACCCGCACGGCCTAGGCGTCGTGCCGGTCGTGCCCCTGCCGAACCGGAACCGCCTGTCGGACCTGTACGGCTCGAGCGAGATCACCCCGGAGCTTCGGTCGATGACCGACGCCGCGGCTCGCATCCTCATGCTGATGCAGGCGACTGCAGAGCTGATGGGTGTCCCCCAGCGCCTGATCTTCGGCATCAAGCCCGAAGAGATCGGTGTCGACTCCGAGACCGGCCAGACGCTGTTCGACGCGTACCTCGCCCGCATCCTGGCGTTCGAGGACGCCGAGGGCAAGATCCAGCAGTTCTCGGCAGCCGAGCTGGCCAACTTCACCAACGCGCTCGATCAGATCGCCAAGCAGGTCGCTGCGTACACGGGACTGCCTCCCCAGTACTTGTCCACTGCGAGTGACAATCCGGCCTCCGCTGAGGCAATCAGGGCCGCTGAGAGCCGTCTCATCAAGAAGGTCGAGCGGAAGAACCTGATCTTCGGTGGCGCATGGGAAGAGGCCATGCGGATCGCCTACCGGCTGATGAAGGGCGGCGACGTTCCGCCCGACATGCTCCGCATGGAGACCATCTGGCGCGACCCGTCGACTCCGACCTACGCGGCCAAGGCCGACGCAGCCACGAAGCTGTACGGCAACGGTCAGGGCGTCATCCCGCGTGAGCGTGCTCGCATCGACATGGGCTACTCCGTCAAGGAGCGCGAAGAGATGCGCCGCTGGGACGAGGAAGAGGCCGCTATGGGCCTCGGGCTCATCGGCACGATGGTCGACGCAGACCCGACGGTTCCTGGCTCCCCGAGCCCGAAAGCACCGCCGAAGCCGGAACAGCCGGCCATCGAGGGCGGTGATGCTGCCTGAACCCGGAGGAGTACGCCGCCGCGCAGGCGGTGATCACAGCGGGTACCGCTCAGTACGTCCAACGGTTCGCCAGTCTCTTCACCGGACCCGCGCTCTCCCTTCCTGAGTGGGCGCGGTTCCTGCAGACGTTGTTCCCAGAGGTCAAGCGTCGGTATGCGGAAGCTGCCGACCTTGGCCGGAACTTCTACGACTCCCAGCGCAGACTCCACCACCCTGAGCTTCCCCGCAACGAGAGGTTGCGGAGTGATCTTCAGTGGGAGTGGTTTGTCCAGAACATGGAGCCCGCTCGAAAGGAGATGTCGCAGGCCGACTCTCCCCGAAGTGCGGTCACCAGAACAACTCTGGCAGCAGTCCGCGAAGTGGAGATGGCAGGACGCCGACAGATCATCGGCGCTGTCAAGAACGACCCAGCCCCTCAGATCGTGCAGGGCTGGGCGAGGGTCGCCACCGGGCGCGAAACATGCGCCTGGTGTCTGATGCTCATCGCACGGGGCGCTGAGGTCAACCACAAGGGCAACTTCGCATACCGCGAAGCCCAGTCGGCTGGCATCAACCTCGATGACGAGACCGTGATCGACCTCTGGAACGAGTCCGGTCAGGATCTCGAGAAGTTCCGCGAAGCGACGAAGGAACACGTCGAGGAGTGGCACATAGGGTGCGACTGCCTCGCGATTCCGGTGTTCGACGTGCAGAACTGGCCTGGAAGAGACGCTGCCCTACGGGCGCAGCAACTTTGGATCGACGCCAGCAAGGAAGCCGCTCGACTGATCGAGTCTGGTGAGGCCCGCTCCAAGAACCAGAACAAGGAGACGCAGAACGCGCTCCGACGCCGCTTGTACCGCGGCGAAATCGCAATGTCCAACTACGCACTCGCTGCGTAACCCCGAGCCCCAGGTGGGCTCATTCAACATGCCCAGGAGGCGAAAACACATGTCCGACAGCGCAACACCCGAAGGCACCCCAGCAGGCACCCCGGCCCCGGAGGCCACCCCCGCCGCTGAACAGCCCCAAGGCAAGGTCTACGACGAGTCATACGTCAAGGAGCTTCGCCAGGAGGCTGCCGCCGCACGGCACGCGAAGAAGGACGCCGTTGAAGCGGCCGTCAAGGAAGTGAAGGAAGCCCACGCGGCCGAACTCACCGCCCGCGACGTTCGCATCACCGAACTCGAGAACGAGCTTGGTAGTGCGTGGACTCTGCTGCAGAAGTACGAGACCACCATCGACGCCAAGGTGCCCAGCGACAAGGTCCGCGCTTTCGTGGAGATCCTGCAGGGCAGTGACGCCGAGAGCATCACCGAGTCGGCGAAGAAGAACCTCGAACTCATCGGGGGCTTCGACCGCAAGCCCGTTCCCGGATTCGACCCCACCCAGGGCTTCGGGGGCCGCAAAGAAGACATGCCCCTCAACGGAGACCCGATTCTCAACGCGATGAAGACCGTGTTGGGGATTTCCTAACCCCTTCCACCACAAGGAGATAGAAGAAAATGGCAGCAGGCACTGCATTCGCAGTCGACCACGCCCAGATCGCCCAGACGGGCGACACGATGTTCAAGGGCTACCTCGAGCCCGAGCAGGCGAAGGACTACTTCGCTGAGGCCGAGAAGACCTCCATCGTGCAGCAGTTCGCCCAGAAGATCCCGATGGGCACGACCGGCCAGAAGATCCCGCACTGGGTCGGCGACGTGTCCGCGCAGTGGATCGGTGAAGGCGACATGAAGCCCATCACCAAGGGCAACATGTCCAGCAAGACGATCGCCCCCCACAAGATCGCGACGATCTTCGTGGCGTCGGCGGAAACCGTCCGTGCGAACCCGGCCAACTACCTGGGCACCATGCGTACCAAGGTGGCCACGGCCTTCGCGCTGGCCTTCGACACCGCGGCGCTGAACGGCGTCTCGAGCCCGTTCCCGACCTACCTGGCGCAGACGACCAAGAGCGTCTCGCTGGCTGATCCGGGCGGCGCTGGCGTGTCCGACCTGACCGCCTACGACGCGGTGGCCGTCAACGGCCTGTCGCTTCTGGTGAACGCCGGCAAGAAGTGGACCGCCACTCTGCTGGACGACATCGTGGAGCCGATCCTCAACGGTGCCAAGGACAAGAACGGCCGTCCGCTGTTCATCGAGTCCACCTACACCGACGAGAACAGCCCGTTCCGCGCTGGCCGCATCGTCGCCCGTCCCACCATCCTGAGCGACCACGTCGCGACCGGCACCACGGTCGGCTACATGGGCGACTTCCGTCAGGTGGTCTGGGGCCAGGTTGGCGGTCTGTCCTTCGACGTGACCGACCAGGCGACCCTGAACCTCGGAACCCCGCAGGCTCCGAACTTCGTGTCGCTGTGGCAGCACAACCTCGTCGCGGTTCGTGTCGAGGCTGAGTACGCGTTCCACTGCAACGACAAGGACGCGTTCGTCAAGCTGACCAACGTCGTCACGCCGTAAGGCGAACTTGACATCCACCGGTTGGGGAGTCCTTCGGGGCTCCCCTTCCGGGGTGTCTGAGAGGACTTCATGCGTATCAGATCCACCGTCAACGGCGGGTTCGCGGATGTCGATCCCGACTACGCCGAGCAACTGATCGCCAGCGGCGCATTCGAGGCTGTCGAGCCACCGAAGCCAGCCCGCAGGGCACCGGCCCGCAGGGCCACCAACAAGCAACCAGCTCCCCAGGAGCCGAAGACCGAGGAGTAACCCGTGGCCTACGCGACCGCAAATGACGTTGTGACGTTGTGGGCCAAGGAGCCTGAGCCGGAAGTAATGGCACTGATCGGACGCCGCCTCGAGCAGGTCGAGCGCATGATCAAGCGCCGGATTCCCGATCTGGTCGTGAAGGCCGCAGCCTCAACGACGTTCAAGGCCGATCTGATCGACATCGAAGCCGATGCCGTTCTGCGCCTTGTGCGTAACCCGGAGGGCTACCTGTCGGAGACCGACGGGGCGTACACCTACCAGCTCCAGTCAGATCTGTCTCAGGGCAAGCTGACGATCCTCGATGAGGAGTGGGAGACCCTCGGGGTCAACTCCATCAAGCGCATGGGCGTCATCGTCCCGAACTTGGTGATGCCGACATGAGCGCCAGCGACGTTCACAGGGCTCCCATCGTCTACCCGCTGGATACACCGGCCGTCACTCCCGACGAGGTCAACGCCTACGACTGCGACCACGAAGCAGATCCTCCGATCTGCTACTGCGTCCACGACTGGCGCATCGAGTGGGGCAACGTCAAGCGCAAGACCGCGGCCTCGAGATCGGCGGTGCTCTGATGAGCCTCCTCGACACCGGTGCCCGGTATCAGCCTTGCACCGTCTACCCCGAAGAGCTGTCCATCGACGGGGACGGCAACAAGCGCACGCGGCCGTCCAAGACCGGCATCCCAGCGATCGCACGGTTCCAGGTGGCCAACCAGTCCGGTACGTCGGCACGACGTGCTGAGCAGGACAACGAGGGCTTCGAGACCGAGAAGGTCTACCGGATGCGCTTCCCGCGCTCGTTCACCAAGGAGCACGGCATCCTCGGCGCTCAGTCCGAGATCGAGTGGCGTGGTCAGCGGTGGGCGCTCTTCGGAGACGCCACCGTCTACGACTCATCCCCTGCGCTGGCGCGGGTCGACTACACGATCAAGAGGTTCTGATGGCGACCGTCTACGCGAAGGCGAACAAGGTCGCGGCCCGGTGCGCCGAGACGAGGGACGCCGTCAGAGGTGAGCGGAACAAGGTCACCCGTCGAGCCAAGGACAACCTGGCCAAGGCGAACAAGACCAGCCGTATCACCCAAGAGGGCTACTTCCCCGCCGAGATCGAAGAGGTCGACGGCGCTGTCGATTTCCACACGGTGCTGCACGCGCCCAACGCGATGGCCCTCGAGTTCGGCCACGACCCGTCTGGCTTCTTCGCCGGTACGGACACCAAACCGCCTGCAGCCGAATACATCCTGACCAGAGCCGCCATCGGCGGCGTGGTCTCGTAAGGAGGCCGCATGGCAAACCAGCGGCTACCCCGCGTCCAGAAGGTGGTGGCCCCGATACTCCGGGCTGATCCCCGTTTGGAAGGCGTCACGATCACGACGTGGGTTCCTGACGTGGACTACCGCGAGTTCCCGATGATCAACATCCGCCGCATCGGCGGCATCAGGAATCCGAAGGCACCGCGGCTGCACACGCTGCCGGTGATCGAGATGACGGCCTATACCACTGAAGGTCTCATCGAAACGGAAGAGCTGTACGAGGAAGCACTCGACGTTCTGTACGACGCGGTGCATGACCAAATCGTCACGCCCGCAGGCTATTTGCAGTCGATGTACGAAACGATGGGCGCTACTCAGTTCAGCTCGCTCTACCAGGACTCCTGGCGCATCCAGGGTCTGATCAGGCTCGGCGTCCGCAGACCGAGATCCACCACCACCTAACCGAAAGGTAAAGCCAACATGGCAGAAAACGACGACGCAGTATTGACTGCGGCGGTCGGCTACGTGTACGTCGCCCCTGCGGGCACGGAAGCACCCACGCCGGCCCAGCTCAAGACCATCGACCTCACCAAGACCAGCACCTGGGGCACCGGGCTGACTGTCTGGGAGAGCGTCGGTCACACCAGCCGCGGCACCCTCCCGGAGTTCGGCTTCGAAGGCGGCGAGTCCGAGGTCAAGGGCTCCTGGCAGAAGAAGAAGCTCCGCGAGATCAGCACCGAGGATCCGATCGACTACGTGACGGTCCTGCTGCACCAGTTCGATGAGGAATCGCTGGGCCTGTACTACGGCCCCAACGCCTCTTCGACGCCCGGTGTGTTCGGTGTGAAGACCGGCCAGACCAACGAGAAGGCCGTCCTGGTCATCATCGAAGACGGCGACATGCGCCTGGGCAACCACGCTCACAAGGCCGGTGTTCGCCGCGACGACGCGATCGAGCTTCCGATCGATGACCTCGCTGCTCTGCCGGTGAGGTTCACCTACCTCGACTACGAGGACGAACTGCCGTTCTCGTGGATCAACGAGGACTTGTTCAACCCGGTTACTCCGTAACCAGAACTTGACAGCCACCCGGCTGTCACCCCCGGAGGGGGAGGTTTCCTTGGCGGGCCTGCCTCCCCCTCCACCCGCCAAATCCATTGCCCGCCAACCAAGAAAGGTTCGCCATGTCAAACGTATTCACCCTCGACGCGATGCGCGAAGAGACCCGCAAGAAGTACCAGCCCGTCCTGATCGGGATCAGCGAGGACGTGACCGTCGAGCTGAAGCCGCTGCTGAAGCTGGGCAAGAAGACCCGCGATGCGGTCGCCGAAGCGGTCAAGGAGATCGAAGAGATCCCGGAGATCGATGAGGACGACGAGGACGCCGACGAGCTGCTGGACGAGTACTCGCTGCGTGTCTGCGAGGTCGTGGCCAAGGTGTTCCGGCTGATCGCCACCTCGCCGAGGAAGCTGATCGCCGAACTCGACGCCGAAGAGGAACCCCAGCTCCGCGCTGAGCTGTACGGAGCAGTGCTGCGGACCTGGATGAGGGAGACGCAACTGGGGGAAGCCGCGCCCTCGCCGAACTGATCGACAAGTTCGGCGGGGCTCTCCTCGCAGACCTTCGCCAGTACTACCAGGTAGACCTGCGCGACCTGTTCCGCGATGAGGATCCGCTTTCGCCGAGATTCGTTCTGGCCCTGGTGCTCTGCCTACCGAAGGACGGCGCGTTCTACGCAGAACGTCGCGGTGGACAGCAGTACCGGGGCTGGGACGAGGACCGCTACGCGCTCGCGGACATCTACGACGCCGTGCAGGCAGGCAACCACCTGTTCATCATGGCGCACCGCGATCCGAACAAGCCGAAGCCGAAGGCACCCAAGGCATACCCCCGTCCCGACGACATGAAGCCGAAAGACGCTGCGCCCAAACCGGGCTCGTTCGCCGCGATGGTCGTGGCTGCGAAGAAGGCAGCTCGAGAACGAAGGGAAAGGGAGGAGGCGAATGCCGAATAGTGCTGGCGTAGAGGTCGCACGGATCTCAGTCAAGGTCAGCCCGGACACCCGGCAGTTCCGCCGGGATCTGAAGAACGATCTCGAAGAGATCGAACGGACCATGAAGGGCGACATTGAGGTCAACGCCCACCTCAGTGCCGCTCAGGCCAAGGCCGACATGCGTCGGCTGCTGGCGCAGCTCAAGGCCGAGGCTGCCAGAGGCGTCAACGTCCCCGTCGACCTGAACGTCGATAAGGACAAGAACGGCAAGGGCGGGTCGCTCAGCGACACACTCAGCGGCCTGGGAGACGACGCCGACAAGGCGTCGGGCCAGGTACAGCATCTCGGCAAGTCGTTCCTGGGCATGTCCCGCGCAGCGTGGATCGGGGTCGGTGTCATCGCACTGGCGGCACCGGCCGTCGCGCTGGTGTCGGGCCTGCTGGCCGGTCTGCCCTCGCTCATGTCGATGTTCGCGGCCGGCGCGGGAGCTGTCGCGCTGGGCCTAGACGGCATCAAGGCCGCGGCAGCCACGCTGACGCCCGCGTTCGACGCGCTCAAGGCGTCGGTCTCCTCGACGTTCCAAGAGGGTCTGACCCCGGTCTTCCAGCAGCTCCTACCGCTGATCCAGGGACCGCTGACGACCGGCATGAAGTCGGTGGCCGGTGGCCTGGTCGAGATGGCGCAGGGCTTCACCAACGTGGTGTCCAGCAGCCAGGGCATGGAGCAGATCCAGACCATCCTCAGCCAGTCCGGGGCGTTCTTCCGGGGGCTGAGCCCGGTGGTCGAGGGATTCACCCGCTCGTTCCTGACGCTCAGTACCGCTGGCGCACAGTCGTTCAGCACGCTCCTCGCTCCCCTGCAGAACTTCTCGAACACGTTCAACGAGATGGTCAACAGGATCACCTCGAACGGCGCGTTCGAAGGAGCCATGAAGGGGCTGTCGCAGGTTCTTGACAGCCTGCTCACGCAGTTCACCGGGATCATGGAGACCGGCGTCACCGCGATGGGTCAGCTCGGCGGGCCCCTGTCGACGCTGATCAACGGGTTCGGCACCGCCTTCCAGGCGTTGATGCCCGCCCTGACCTCTGTGTCGTCTCTGCTCGCCAACGTGCTCGGCACGGCGCTGCAGCAGCTCGCTCCGGTCATCACCGCACTCACTCCCGCGTTCACCACGCTCGCGAGCACGCTCGGCTCTCTGCTGACGAACTCGCTGACGGCACTGGGTCCGATCCTCACGCAGGTAGCGACCCTGCTAGGCACGACGCTGAACACGGCGCTGCAGACTCTGCAGCCGATGCTGCCGGGGCTCATGTCGAGCTTCCAGCAGCTCGCGAACGTGCTCGTCACCAGCCTCGCTCCGCACATCCCGGCGCTCGCCACGGCCCTCGGCCAGGTGGTCGGCGCTGTCGTGCAGTTGGCCCCGATGATCATGAGCCAGCTCGTTCCGGCGTTCATCCAGTTGGTCCCCAAGATCGCTGAGATGCTGCCTTCCGTTGTCTCGCTTGCGGAATCGTTCGCGAAGCTCATGCCGGTGCTCGTTCCGCTGGCGTCCGCGCTACTCAGCGTGGCAGGCGCAGCCATCCAGGTCGGCGTGTCCATCGGCGGCGCACTCATCGGTGCGATCGCCAACGTCGCAGAGGTCATCACCGGAGTCATCTCCAAGGTGGCCGAGTGGGTGTCCAGCTTCACCAACGGCGCTCAGCAGATCGCCGCCAAGGCAGCAGAGCTGCCGGGGATGATCCAGTCGGCTCTGGCCAACCTGATGTCCATCGGCCTCGAGGCGGGCAAGAACCTCGTCCAGGGGCTCATCAACGGCATCGGCGGAATGATCAGCTCAGCGGTCTCCAAGGCCAAGGAGCTGGCGTCCAGCGTGGCCGGTGCGGTGACCGACTTCCTCGGCATCCATTCACCGTCGAAGTTGTTCGAGCAGTACGGCATCAACGTCGGCGAGGGCATGGAACTGGGTCTCGTCACAGGCTTCCAGCCGGTGATCGACCAGGCGAAGAAGCTGGCCGGTGATCTCAGCAAGGCGTTCGAAGATGGCACCGACGTGTCCTCCATCGTCGGCAACGACATGGAGAACCTGAAGGCCACCCTCGATTCGATCGAGCAGGAGAAGAAGCGGCTCAAGGTCGAGAAGAACAGCCTCTCCGAGTCCGACAAGGAAGGTCGGAAGGCGCTGCAGAACCAGATCGATCAGCTCCAGGCCCAGAAGGACATGCTGTCCTACCAGAAGGACCGGCTGAAGAACGAGGAGAAGTACGGGGACGAAACCGGCTCAGGCGCAGGCTCTCTCGAAGAGCAGGTAGCCAAGCTGATGGCGCAGCCCGTCGACTTCGCCAAGGCGACTGGAAAGCAGTTCCTCTCCGACATCGGCATCAACGGAGACGGCTTCCTCTCGAAGTTGCTCACCGAAGGCACGAAGTACGTCTTCAACATCGGCTCGGTCGATGAGGCACTCGACATCAAGCAGCGTCAGGAGAGCAACGACGCGCTCGCCGTCGTGGGTCGAACTTGACATACACCAGGAGGTAAGCATTGATCACCGACACCATCGTTGAACTCGAGGGTGTCAATGGTGAGTTCTTCAATCTGACGACCGGTGACCAGGGCGTGTTCCTGGCCACAGACGTGGAGGGTTGTTTCTACGACCCTCCCGTCAAGGTCGTGGTTGAAGAGCCGGGGAACTACCCCGGCGCTCGCTACTTGAACCACCGGATCCTGAAGCGGGACATCGTCTTCGGGGTCCAGATCCTCAACGATGCCAAGAGCGGTCCCAAGAGCTGGCTCTCGCGTGACAGCGAGTGGCGCAAGGCGTGGAAGTTCAACCGCGACTGCAAGATCTACGTCACCACCCCGGACTCCGGGACGCGCTACCTGAAGGTGCGCCTGTTCCAGTCCCCCAAGGTCGAGATGAAGACCGACCCGCGTGGCAACCAAATCAACCTCACGGTGATGAACTGCGTTGCCTACGACCCGTTCTGGTACGAGGACGACAAGATCTTCTCGGCCAAGACGAAGACCGACACCCGGTTCGACCCGACGTTCTTCGACATCCCCGGCCAGTGGCCGTGGGAGCAGCTCCCCAAGGAGACGCTGAAGATCCGCGTCGGCCGCGACCAAGGTGGGCTCAACCCCACCGACGAGTACATCGCACCGAAGTGGACCGTCCCCGGTTCCACCGAGAAGATCCCCGAGTTCCCCTGGCCGTTCCCGCCAGGCATCCCGATCCCGTGGGAGCGGGCTCCGTTCACCCAGTTCATCATCCCGGACTACTCGTTCGAGGATCCCGAGTTCGAGAACCGACGGCTCAAGCTGCCGGGTCTGATCTACGGCGAGAACTGCATCATCGACACCGACCGCCGCGAGGAGCAGATCAGCTCCGAGTCTGGCTCGGAGGTCTGGGCCCGGATGAACGGTGTCCGGTTCCGCAACATGATCCCGCCCTACACCGAAGAGCGTGAGTTCGTCATAGAGGCGTCGGGCTGCGCTCCGGGCCAAGTAGTAACCCTGCGGCTTCCCAGGCCGTGGACGCGCTGCTGGGGGCTCGAGTGAGTGGTCTGACGAGCGTTCGTGAGGCCGAGGATCTCTGGCAGAAGATCCAACTGCGGCGCTGCAAGCGCGAGCAGGAGCGGCTGAAGCCGGCCGACGTAGAGCTGCGCGATGGCGACTTCCGCCTCCGCGGCATGGTCGCTGGCGAGCGACTGCTCGAGTGGGAGTTCATCGAGAACGAGACGGGCACTGCGACCCTGCAGCTCTCGCTGAGCCATTACCTCTCCAAGTGGGTGATGAACCACCGGGGTAGAGCAAAGCGGAACGTCATCCTCAACATCGAGAAGCAAGGCGCTCGATGGACCGGCATGATGGACCACTACCGCGTCGTCAAGACCGACTCGGGAGACGCCTACCTCGAGATCGTGTTTTTGCACGACTTCGAGCAGACCAAGCACATCCGCGTATGGTGCAACCCGTTCCTGCGCCCTGAAGTGCAGTTTCCCAAGGTCTGGATCATCTTCGGGCCGGCGAAGTGGTGTTTGCTCGTCACGCTGTTCGTCAACCTGCTCCGGTTGGAGACGAGTCTCTGGACACTCCCCGATGACCCCACGGACATCAACGAGTGGATGGGCCCGAGCTTCAACCCGGCAAACTGGCGGAACATCGTCAAGCCGTTCCCGTTCCTCGCGGACAACAGTCCGGTCACGATGGTGTTCAGCCGGTTCGGCACGTTCTACGAAGTGGCCAAGAGGTTCCTCGAGGACCACCAGCTCACGCTGACGTGTCGCCGGTACATCAAGGACCGCGACCCGCATCCGTTCGAGGATCTCAAGGGCGTCTGGGGCATCGATCCGGTCGAAGACCTGCTGCAGAAGATCCCGCTCCGGGATGGCTGCGTGGTATGGGACATCGAGGACAACTCGGGCTGGGGCACACAGACCGCCTTCGGTGGTTCGTGGCTCACCGGCTTCCTCAGAGCCGCGGTGACCCTCGCGGGTGACGGCCAGGTCGAGGGTGTCGACGTATTCACGGGCGACTACACGTTCCCCGGCGAGTACTACAGCCCCTACTTCCTGGGCACCAGCCCCAAGGCCCCGCACGTCGTGTTCGAGGAGGGTCCGCTCACCGGGATCAAGTCGTCGGAGTTCTCGTACTACGAGGCCACCGACACCAGCTTCCTGGCGGGTGGTCAGTCAGCTCCGGGCATCAACGAGGGCATCAGCACCTTGGTGAACATGGGAGGCGACTTCCTCACCAGCCTGATCAACCAGGCACTCGGAGGCATGATCGACCTTCCGCCTCTGGGCGGCACGCTCGACGCGATCCTGCAGCCGCTGTACACCGATGTGTTCGGCGCGTTCATGGAAGTGCCGACGCTGCGTGCGTCGGGCATCCATCTGCCGATCTCCGGGCTCGAAGACGTGATCACCGATCTGGGTGACTTCCACTACTTCGAGAACATGGCCCAAGGGTCGATGAAGGCGTTCACCCTGAGCGCGTTCGCGGCCGTGGCCGCTGAGATCCACAAGACGAGGGCCAGGACGGCTCACACGTTGAAGGTCTCAGACGCCGCTCCGTACATCTTCGCACCAAAGCCCTACGGGCACTGCTGGATTGGAGACCGAGTCGGTACGTCCGTTCTGGGCTACCCGGTCGAGCACCAGTTGTTCGTGGAGCGCATCAAGAAGATCAAGTACAGCCAGGGCACCGACGGCCCCAAGCCGTTGGAGGTCGAGATCGGCTACCGCGAATCGAAGAATCCAGCTCTATCCATCCTCGAAGAGATCAAGCGCATCAACGGTGGGCTTGGCGAAGCGGGGATTCTCTAAACCGAAAGGCACGCCAATGATTCCGTCACAAGAGTCCCACGACTCCGACAACCCCCGCGAGCACGTCGCATGGGCGCTTCGCAACCTCCCGATGGTTGCAGGCGTCGGAGCGATCACGCACCCGGCCTACTTGTCGGATTGGTCAGAGCACCTGTGGCGGTGCGGCTTTCGGCACGTCGACTGGCTCCGGGAGCTGGCTGATGGGGACGGCAACATCCACGTCAGTCAGCTTCCCGACCAGGAGATCAAGTTTCAGCCGGCCTTCCGAGGCCAGCGCCATGACATGAACAACGCCGCCCGATGGGTCGGCAAGGACGAGCCCGATCCCGAGCCCGTCCGAATCCCAGACATCCGCAAGCTGACACAACAGGAGAACGAAGCGATGCTTCGCCAGTATCGAGCCGCCGGGATGATCCCGGACAACTCCCCCGGACCTTCGATGGCCGAGGAGTTCACAGCGTGACTCCGTTCAACCCGGACTCATGGATGGACGTGATCGCGCTGGCGATCATCTCCGCATTCAGTCTCGCAGGCGTCATCGGCCCGGTGCTCCTCAGCTCCCACCGCAAGCAGAACAAGACGCTCGAGACGGTACGGGAGCACGTAGCAAACAGCCACACGACGAACCTGCGCGACGACATCGATGACCTCGCCCGGACGGTGCGAGAGGGATTCATGGAAACCCGAAGGGACATCGGAGGTCTGCGCGACGAGCTGCGTACCGAGCGCATCGAGCGCATCGAGGGCGACAAGCTCCGCGTGGTCTACAGCAACGCATCAGGAGGATAAGTGACGACCTACCCCACAACGCCTCTCGAGGCGATCGGGGCAGACGGTGCATTCGAGATCGGCGGGGGCGACTTCAACTTCGGCCAGGGCTACACCGAGAACCTGATCAGGGACATGGTCCGCGTGCCGATGCCGACGAATGGCAACGCGGTGCAGATCCTTCAGGACCAGCTCAAGAAGCTGCCGCTGGAGTCGCTGCAGTACTTCAAGCACATCATCCCCGGCACCGTCGACAACGACTTCAAGGACATCGCCACGTCGGTGGCGACGATCACCGGCAACCTCGCGAACCTGCCTCGGGCTCTCCTGACGGGTGACTTCGATGAGTGGGTCTCGACCACCTACCAGGTCGTGTCGACCGAGGTGAAGCAGATCCTCGAGATCCTCGGCGGTCTGATCGTCACCCCGATCAACGAGGCTGTCCAGGCTGTCAAGGACTGGTATCACCAGCAGCAGAACGACATTCAGACTGCGCTGCAGAACGGCGCACAGCAGCTCCGCGATCAGCTCACCGGCATCGTCAACGCCACGCCTACCGACGTGGACAACTGGCTCCTGAGCCTGCTGACCGGCGAGTCGATGATCCCCAAGGAGAACATCACCGGCCTGCAGACGGCTCTCAATGATGCTGTCGCACAGGCGCAGCAGAAGGTCCGAGACGCCCTGACCGGCGTCGTGAATGCGACCCCCAACCAGTTCGACAACTGGCTGCTGAACCTGCTGACGAGCAACTCGTCGCTGAATGCCGGCAAGCTGTCAGGCACCGCTCCCACCGCGGTCATCCCCACGCTTCCGCAGACGAAGATCCAGAACCTGGCCCAGGACATCGCGTCCAAGCTGGGGGCGAGCGATCCGCTCGACGCGTCGAAGCTGACCAACCTCAACAACATCCCGGCAATCCCTAACGGGCTCAGCAAGATCACCGATCTGCAGAGCTTGGTCGACGCCGCCACCAATGCGCTCTCTGGCGCGTCCAAGGGCGGCACCGAGGTAGTCGGTGCGGGTCTGACCGACGCCAAGGCCACGATGGAGAAGCTGTTCGGACAGCTCACCAAGGTGACCCGAGACGTGCAGGCGCTGCAGTCGGAGAACGACTCGACCAGCGTCGGCGGTCGACGGTTCAACGTCGACTTCTCCCAGTACCCAGACGGCGCGTTCCCCTCGGGCCTGTTCAACGTCACCTACAGCGGACCCGGTACGAGCACGCTCGGCATCAAGAACGGCAGGGCTGTCTGGAATCTGGTCGACAACGGCGACCGGGACGCCATGCTGCTGTTCCCCACCCCATCGCTGACCCCGTATCAGAAGGTCCGTGGCACGCTCGCGACCGCACCGGAGAACAACTCCAGCGGCCAGAAGCCGCGCATCTGGTCGATCGCCCGTTCCAACGCGGCCGGGACCGACTACGTGTTCGCACGCGGATACTGCGTGGGCTTTCTGACCTATCGAGGCGACATCGGTTGCGTCGTAGGAGGAGTCGAGAAGGTCTGGGCATCCAACATTCCGCTGACGTGGAACTTGGACATGACGGTGATCTGCGGCATCGGTAGCAACCCCCGACGCCACCAGGTGCTCTCCGGTGACACCGTCGTGATCGACCTCATCGAGCCTGTCGACAAGCAGAGCGTGGTGGACGACAACCACTGCTATTGGGGCAGCTACACCGAGACCAACGGCAAGCAGACTCCTGGCCAGGTGTCGGGCGCTTCGGTGGTGGACAACGCACCACCATCCGTGATCGGCACGACGTTCCGGGCCTCCCGGCGCGTGACCTCTGACGCGACCATCGCGGCCGGAGGTGCGAAGGTACCGAACAACTTCTACGAGACCATCGACTACCAGTCACCTGATCTGACGTACACCCCAGGCACGAACTGCCGCCTGACGGCGACGAAGCAGGGCACCTACCTGGTGCAGTATCGGGCGTTCCACGGCCTATACGCCAACGGCGACTGGGGCATGGGCCTGCTTTACAAGAACGGCACGCCATACGCCAGAGGTCACTATGGGTTCACGCCGTCGGTGCCTGGCTGGGTCATCTCCCCGTATGAGGATGCCACCGCTGCATCGTTCATCGTCCCGTTGAACCCCGGCGACTACATCGAACCGGGCTTCCACTTCAAGTCCAGCATGAGCAATACCGGCGACTCGAAGCTGAGCGACGGCTCAGAGTCTTACTTCACTGTGACCCGAGTCGGCATCGCCTGACGACACCCCCCTCTTCGGAGGGGGGTTTTCGTCGTTTACGGAGGTACCGTGCCACCTGTGAGCAACGCCAAGAAGCAGAGGGCGCTGGAAGCGAGAGCAGCCGCCGACGCGGCGTACCGCAAGGCGCTTGGTGTCGACTCCGAACAGACGCTCCCGGCGTCGATAGGCAGCTCAACATCTTCCGGCGCTGCCAGGGGCGGACGGGGACGCTCTCAGTCCAAGCAGGCGCGGGCGAAGCGACGGCGCAAATCGTCAGGGTGACGGTTTCCCGGCACCCGCCAGCTCCGACATCCTCTTCGCGATCTCCTCATCGCGGGCCTCGGAGGCCATCTGGTACTTCATCGCCATGCGCGGAGTCGTGTGGCCCAGTCGAACCATCAGCTCCTTGGTGGTGGCACCGGCCTGGGCCGCGTAGGTCGCGCCCACAGCGCGGAGGTCGTGGATGCGGAGATCCGTTCGGCCGATCTTCTGGTAGCCCTTCTTCAGTGACTTCGTGAACGCGGACTTCGACAGCCGCTGTCCCTGCATCGTGGTCACCAGGAGAGCCTCGGGCCCCTTGTTCATCTTCGACCGATCAGCCATGTGCTCGCGGACCATCTGAGCGACGTGAGGCGGCACGGTCACCGGCCGCTTGGACCGGACGGTCTTGGTGTTGCCGACGACGATCTTCTGTCCGACTCGCGCTGCGCCGCGGCGCACGCGGAACCGCATCGTCTTCCCGTCGTCATCGATGTCCTTCCGGCGAAGCTCGATCAGCTCGCCGAACCGCAGGCTCGTCCACGCTAGGATGTGGACGGCCACCCGGTAGTGCTCATGCACCTCTGCCGCGACGACGTTCAGCTCGTCGGGCGTCAGCGCCTCTACGTCGCGCTCAGCGGCTGCCTTCTGCTCGATCCGGCACGGGTTCTCGGCCAGGAGCTTGTCCTCGACAGCGGTGTTCATGACGGCCCGTAGGACGTTGTAGGCGTGTCGACGGGCTGTCGGGTACTCCTTGCCCATCCCGGCCCACCACGCCCGTACGAGGGCGGGTGTCATCTCTGAGACGGCTGCATCGCCCAGCACCGGGTAGATCCGCTTGCGTGCGTGCGTCTTGTACAGCTCCCGCGTGCCGTCCGCGAGGTCGCGCTCCTCGAGCCACTTCTTCGTGTACTCCTCGACCGTGATGGCGTTGGCGGCTGCCTTCTTGAGCCGCTCCTCGGGCGGCGTCCACTGCTCCATCTCGATGAGCCGGCGCTCGCTCGTCAGCCACGCTTCGGCGTCCATCCGGTTGTCGTAGGTCTGCGGCGCGTAGTAGCGGACCCCGTCGTTGGGGTTGACGTACGATGCCTGCACCCGGCCGCTGCGTTGTGTCTTAAGCGATCCCCATGACCGTCGCGACTGTGCCAACTAGGGCTCCTCTCTCCCGGTGGAGAGGCTACCGGAATGCAACTCTATTGCAACTCTTGTGCTGTGGACCGCTGTGATGACCTGGTATTTCTTGTTACTTCAGCGTTGCAGAGTGTGGGGGGTAAAAACATCATCTGAGCTGCACGAATACGGATTGTGGAAACCCATCCTTCCAAACTAGCTACGCGGGTTCGATTCCCGTCGCCCGCTCCGCAGGTCAGAGGGTATTTTTGCCCTCTGGCCTTTCTCTTTCTGGGGGGCATGCAACTCTCATGCGACTCTCCTGACCTGCAGAGATGCGCTTGCATCGAGGGTCACGACTGGGATACCTTGCAACTCGTCACAAATGAAGAGAGCCCCTGACCTGCGCCAACAGATCAGGGGCGATACACCAGATTGGAGCTGGTGCTCGATGATTGTTGCACGTCGCAGAGTTGCACGGAGAGTTGCAACGGTCGGAACAGTGGCCGTAGGCGGTCTCGCATTCGCCCTCTCTTTCAACTCGCTCAGCGAGCTGTCAGCGGCCAACGGAGTGGGCCAGGCATGGATGGTCCCGCTCGTTGTGGACGGCGGCATCATCGTCGCCACGATGGCGACCGTGGCCCTGAGCCGACACGGTTGGTACGCCTGGACCCTGCTGCTGCTGTCGTCGTTGGTCTCGGTAGCAGGCAACGTCGCCCACGCTCAGCCTCACGGGCTCATCGCGATGGTGATCGCGGCCATTCCGCCGCTGTGGCTCCTCGGATCCACGCATCTGACGGTCCTCCTCTACCGGGAGGCCCACGAAAGTCGCTCAGAATCGATCTCAGCGCCTGTCCTGACCAGGGACTTTGCAGAAGCAGCTTGACTGCGCCCGACCGGGCACTTCAACAACAAAATAGAGAGGGATCACCTTGAAGATCGCATTCACCATCGCAGCACTGGCCGTCGCCGCGTCGATCGCGGCACCGACAGCGCAAGCCGACGAGCTTGCGTGGCCGGCCGACTACAACGCAGGCTGCGATCACATCCGCTGGGGGTTCCTGGGCGGTCAGGTCCGAACTATCTGCGACGGCCCCCGTCGACCGGACGGGAGCTGGCACCGTGGGAGGCTCATTACCGTCCCGGCCCACACCAAGCCCGCCCGCACGACGTGCAGCGGTTCGTACTCCGTGACATGCACCCACTACGAGTCTCGGGACGTGGACACCAAGATCATCGAGAAGGTCTACTACGACGTGACCGACGAGACGATCCCACCGGGGGAACCTGGCTGGCTGCCGTCGGGCGTCAGCATCGGGAATGCATAGAGAACCTATGTAGTTGTTTGGCACAAAAAAAAGCCCCAGAAGGGCCGGTTGATCGCCGGCCCCTCCGGGGCGCTTGTTTACTGCATGCGGAGAACGTCGATGACATCCTCGACGCTGATCACGTCGTTGAAGACGTAGACCGAAGGTCCAGGCGGCTTGCGCCGACCCTGGATCGTCAGCTCGTAGCCGAACAGGTTGATGACGATGTTCATGGGTCACTTCCCGATCGGACGCATGAGCGCCTCGACCGAATCGCGTTCCACCCGAATCAGTCTCGGGCCCAGACGCACGGCCTTCAGCTTGCCCTCGGCGATGTAGTTGCGGACGGTGTTGGGGTGGACACCGAGGAACTCGGCGGTCTGTTGGATCGATGCTCTCTGCGGCATCAGCGCGGTCCTCCTTCGAGCTGTCGCTCTAGTTCATGGATCTCGGCCTGGAGGCCGATGTTCTCGAGCAGCGCGTCAGCGAGCTGCCCTTGTGCGATGTCGTTCGCTTCGTCCTTGCGGGTGGCCTCATCGATCGCGTCGTGCAGGCGTCGAATCAGGTCTGGCACAGCGCCATTCAGCCCAGCGACGAAGTCGGCGTCAGCCTCCTTGTCGAACGAGCCGACGAAGGTCTTCTCCTGGGTCTGCGGGTGGAACGCCCAGACGATGTAGGTGTTGGGCCCGCTGTCGTAGCGGCTCGAGTCCTCCTCGACAATCCAGTAGGTGTCCTTCGCCCCGGTGGTCGCTGACCACTGCTGATACAGCTCATCGAAGAACTGGTGGTCCTGCTTGTCGGTGTCGATCACGCGAAACTCCTCATCAGTTCCAGGTAGTCATCTGCGATCTGCAGACGAAGGTTCATCCAGCGGGCTAGGTGGCGGTCCTCCCAGGACTGCTCCCGGAAGGTGGCTGACTCGACAAGGAACTCGATCCGCAGCCGGTTGAAGTTGTCGTGGCCACCGGGCTCGAAGCTGACGCCGTCTTGGCTGATGTACCAAGGCAGCTCGTAGCCGTCGAAGTAGACGGCCTTCTCGGTGACCAACGCGTGCGGGAAGCTATGCATCAGCCGCGCTCCATCCGCCTGAGTGCGGTCTTGACCTCATGCACGACCTGATCGAGCGAGTAGTCGATCAACTGCAGCGCAACCAGGTCTCGGTCAACAGCACCGATCACCGGCACGTCGCGGATCAGCGCCTTCTGGCTGAGCCGCTGGCCTCCGTAGACGACCTCGACGTAGACGCCTGGCTCGATCAAATGAGCCCCCGATCCTTCAGGGCGTCGACCATGCTGTCCCAGAGCTTGTGGGCGTTCCACCGCATCTGGTCCGGGTCGTTCTTCACGTCCGGGGTGGTCTCCCTGGTGACCTCGATCCGCTCGTCGCCGTACTCGAACGTGAGCTTGAAAGGTATGGGGCGGAACGCTTCTGGCTGCACGGCATCGCCCTCGCCGTGCCACTGCAGGTTCAGACCGAACCCCATCAGCGCCGCCTCAGATCCGGGATGAGCTGGGCCCGGAACTCGAGGAACACCGTGTCCTCCGGGCACGTCGCCAGCGGGATGCCCTCGGGGCGCTCGGCGGTGAACACGCCGATCTCCTCGCCCTCGATAGTCCCCAGTTCGGTGAGCTTGTAGATGGCCAGACCCATCAGCTCGTCGTCCAGCCCGTTGGGGGCTGGCAGCACTACTTTCGCCTGTGGCATGTTCTCTCCTTGGTGTATGTCAAGCGCGACTCAGAAGTCAGCGCCGTAGAGCGATCCCCAGGACCGTTTCCCGACCTCGGGGTCGGTTCCGATCAGTACGGGGCCCATCTGTTCGGCCATGAGCTGGCCGATGTGTGCTGCAGCCTTCTCGGCCTCTGCTTCGGGCAGAGAGGCCACGATCTCGTCGTGGATAGGCAGCCGTAGGTACGGCGTGTATCCGGCCTCATGGAGGCGAATCAGAGCCCTGCAGGTCACGTCCCGCGAGGACGACTGGATCATGTAGTTGAGCGCGGAGTACGAGCGCGAGCTGTCCACCGGCAAGCGCCGGCCGACCGGCGTGACGATGTAGCCCTTCTTGCCCGCCTCTGCTCCCAGCTTCTTGCTCAGCCGTGCGACACCGGGGTACGTCCGGGCGAACGCGTCGAGTGTGCGCTTGGCCGTTGGGAAGTCGACCTTGGCGTTCTGAGCCAGCGTCTTCGCACCGCCTCCGTAGACCGTCAAGAAGTTGGCCATCTTCCCGACCTTGCGGGTCACCTGTGCAGCGTCCGCGGTCATCTGGTGGAGGTCAGCTCCCGTCTTGAACGCCTCGATCATCGTCGGGTCATTCGAGAGCGCCGCCAGGACGCGAAGCTCCTGCGTCTGGTAGTCGACCGAAGCGATCACATCGCCTGGCTCCGCGAGGAAGCATCGACGCACCGTCGGGTCACCGGCCGGGAGCGTCTGCGCCGGGATACCGGTGATCGACATGCGCGAGGTCCGCGCCGCGTAGGGGTTGACGAAGGTGTGGCAGCGGTCCTCATGGTCACGCGAGTCGAGGAACTTCTGCACCCAGGTCTTCCGCCACTTCCCCAGCTTCTTGGCCTCCTGAGAGATGGCAGCCAGCTCGTTGCCCTCAGCGACGAGCCGGTCGAGCAGTTCAGCGTTGACCTGCCGCTTCCCGGTCTCCGTACGACCGGTGATCTTGACGCCCATCTCCTCGAGCCCCTCGGCGAGATCCTCGGTCGAGTTGACCTTCTCCACGCCGTACTCGGTGAAAGCGATTGCCTCCCAGACCTCTTGGTCGGCCAGCCACTTCTCAGCGAGCTGCTGCGAGTACTCCACGTCGAGCAGGAAGCCCTGGCGGTCGATGTAGCTGCAGATCTCTGAGATCTTGTGCTCGTACGACACCAGCGACCGGCTCACGTCGGGCACCAGCGGCGTCAGGCTCTTGCAGACCCGTGCGGTGAAGATCGTGTCCATACCGGCGTACTTGAGGTACTCCGGGTGGAACAGGTCGATCGTCGCCCAGATCTTCGCCTTGGTCGTCTTGTGCTCCTGCGCCAGCTTGGCCATGAGCTTCTTGACCGTCTCAGCCTGTTCCTTCGAGATGAACTCCGCGATCAGCTCCTCCAGCGAGTGGCCGAACCCACCGGCCTCGAAGGGCCGCGGGTCCACCAGCTTCGCCAGGATCTGCGTGTCGAGGATCCGGGGCCAGACATCCTCCATCTCGATTCCGAAGCACTGGTCGAGCACCTGGAGGTCGTAGGAGGCGTTCTGCATCACGATGGTCCGCAGAGCCCCGATGGCGATCCGCACGTCGTTGACGAACTCGTCGCCCAGCTCCACCGGCACCACCCAGGCTTCGGACTGAGTACCGAACTGGACCAGGCGGCACTCGAAGGTGTCGCTGTAGATGTCCAGCCCGGTGGTCTCAGTGTCGACGGCGAGGCAGTTCAGATGAGCGCGGATGAAGTCGCGGAAACCGGCCAGATCCTCTGGTGTTTCAACGACGTTGATGGTGACGAGATCTCCCTGGACCTCATGCCGCAGCTCGATCATGTTCCTCCTACGTTTCGATGTCTGGCTTGAAGTGAGCGACGAGGAGGCCCGACCGGTTGTAGTCGGTGGCCACCTTCGCCTCGGCGGGCAGCTTGCCCAGCGCCACGATCAGCTCGGCGACCGTCGTGCCGCCGTCCCAGTTGAGGCTGGCTTCCCTACTGGTGAAGGGGATCTCGTACCGCTCGACGTTGGTGATCTTCATCAGACCCCCAGCGACTGTCGGAGGGCTTCGAGCACCGGATCGTCGTGACGGTCCCGGATCTCGATGGCGGCGTTGAGGATCGCGAGGATCTTCTTCTCCGGGCCTTCGAGGATCAGAGCTGCCTGACCGGGCTTGAGAACCTTGCCGTCGACACCCGGCCCGTGGGTGGTGAGTCCGATCTTCATCAGTGGTAGATCCCCCGGATGGTGCGAGAGATCGTGGCCGGGTTCACGCCGTAGGTGCGGGCGAGATCCTTCTGCTTCGCACCGCCGAAGTACGCATCCCGGATGTCCTTGACCTCCTGGGTGGTGAGCTTCTTGCGGTTCGGCCGGCTCGGCCCCTTGGGCGGCTCGGGCTCGCCCTTGACGAACGCCTCTCCGAACGCACGCGTGGCGGTGTCGAGCTGACGCCGCAGGTCCGCGTTGGCGCGGGCGTACGCCGTGGCGCGGTCAGCCAGAGACCGGTTCGCCGCGTACAGGCTCACGTTCTCGTCGTTGAGCGAGTCCCGCTGGCGCTCCACCGTGAGCTTGTCCTGCGTGAGCTGGTCGATCTCAGCGATCAGCCCGTCGCTGAACGCCTTCTCGTTGGCCAGTGCGGCCTTCAGGTGCTTCTTCCTCATGTGTTGTCTCCTACGAGGTCGTCGAGGGTGTCCTGGTACTCGTCTTCGGTCATGTGATAGAAGTCAATGACCTTGTCCCAGTTGAATACTCGGGCCGTGAGGTCGTCGTGGATGACCGTCAGCGTCCCTTCTTGCGTGTCGAGAACCGGCTCGCCAGCGATGACGTGGAAGCGGTCCTCGAGGTTGATCAGCGTTGCTCTGCGAGCCACGTCAGCCTCCGTACGGTTCGTCGGGGATGTCCTGGTAGGAGTTGGGAGCGATCTCCCGGAGCTGCCGCAGCAGTTCCCCTGCCAGTTCACGGATTTCGGCATCCGCGGCCTTGTGCCAGCGGGCCTTGATGACGTACCGCCACGCCCGGTGGTTCGCCGTCACGACCATCGGTGAGTTGGTCATGTTCGGCAGGACCGCACGGGCCGCTTCGCGTGCCTGCTTCCGGGGCATCTCGTTCGCCTGGAAGATCTGCAGGAGCGCCGCGTAGGCGCGGTCAGACGCGTCCTTGGCAGCCAGCAGTGTGTCCTCGGCGTAGGCACGGTCCAGCTCGGGGAGCTGCGCCAGGGCCGGGGGCCAGTGGACGCCCAGCGGAGTCGGGTCGACGTACCGCTGCGACACCACGCTGAAGCTCAGGTGGCGATGCCGTTCCAGCTCAGCCAGCACCGACCTGCTGGCCTCGATGTAGAACGTGGCGCTGGCGTGCTCCAGCACCGACTCATGGCCGACCTCGAGGATGTGAGCGAGGTAGTCCTCGTTCTCCTCGGTAGCCGGGTTCGGCCGGTGGAAGGACCGGTAGCAGTTCCGGCCCGCGAACTCAGCCAGCTCGTCGGCGTCGTAGTCGCCGAACGGGCTCTCGTCACCGGGCTCGGTGTAGATGTCGGGCTCAAACCCGATCTCGCGCAGCGCATCCGGGTCAACCTCGGTGGCTGCAATCAGCTTGACTTTCATACTCTCCGCTCAGAGATGGGACCAGCCCCCTCCCCCGAAGGGGAGGGAGCCGGGTGGATGACAAGTAGTCGATCTACTTCTTGTCGTTGAGGAACTGCGCCTCGCACTGCTGGTCGCGAGGTGCGGTGCAGGAGAACAGCTTGTAGGGCTTGCCCGACTTCTTCGAGACGCCCGACTTGAACTCCATCTTCCCGTGCTGGCAGAACCGCTCCTCGCCGTTCGGCGCTTCCTGCGCCGCCTGCGGGGCCCGAGACTGCTGAGCGCCGCCGCCCGCGTTGCCGGCCGGCTTCGAGCCAGCGCCCGCGTACATGCCCGCGATCTGCTGCACTCGATCCATCAGCGCCTTGAACTCATGCGTGTTCACCTTCGACAGCACGTCAGCCGGGTCAGCGCCCTTCACGACCACCCACGGGTCGCTGTACTGGCCTGCGAACTTGAACGTCGCCGACACCCCATCGGTGGAGTGCTGAACCGACACAGAGTCGACCGCGGCCGACGCCGCGGTGGTGGTCACCGGAGCCGCGGCGGGCTCGGGCTCGGACTGCTGGGCGGGGGCACTGCTCCACGGATCTTCGTAGGACAACTGGTTACCTTTCACTTAATGGGACATGCGCCGTTGGCGCAGTTTTCATCGACACCGTCTTCGACGGCCTTTGCAGAAGCAGATTCGTACTGCTCCTTGGTGATTCGCTCGTAGGGAGCCTGCTGGAAGCTGGCCTCCGGGAAGATCGTGGAGCCCTTGATGAGCCCTGCGAACCTCTCGAGCACGCCCGCCACATCGGACGGGCTGTAGACCGTGGGCTCGACGTTGGCGGTGAACGACACCGCGTTGTCGGCCCAGCACGTCTGGTAGAGCGCCTGGAACGCCAGGAGCTGGGTGAGTGTCAAGTCGTCAGCCGACTCAACGATCTCCTCGCCGTCGCGACCGAACCGGTCGACCACGGCCTGCACCAGGGTGTCCTTCGTGGGGATCGTGACCACCGAAGTGTTCGGAGCGAACAGGTCGTCCTCGACGTGGTAGCCCTCGCTGTACATCTCGAGCAACTGGTCGAAGTCCGAGACCTTGTTGAACCTGATGCGCCGGTTGAAGTACTTGGCGAAGATCGGGTGGATGCCCTCGCTCACGCCAGCCAGCTTCGCGACCGTGCCTGTGGGCGCGACCGTCCGCTTCTTCACCGGGACCGGTATCCGCAACTCATGGCAGAACCTGGACGCCTCAGAGTCGACCTCAGCGGCCAGCTCCCGCAGGAAAGCGGTGAACCGCTTGTCTCCGGGTGCCTTTGAGTACCTACGGCCTGTGAGGGCCAAATAGGACGCCACACCCAGATGCCCGACGCCGATGCGTCGGTTGCGGTCCAGAACCTCCCGGCTCTTCGGATCGGCCACGGCCGAGAACGTCGCCCGGATCAGGAACCGCGTCATCAGACGGTGGGCCCGGATCAGATCGAGGTAGTCGGTCTTCCCGGCGTCGGTGACGAACGCCGCCAGGTTGATGTGGCCGAGGTTGCACGGCTCCCACGGTTCGAGGGTGATCTCGCCGCAGGGGTTCGTACAGACCACCCGGTTGGGCTCCCCGACGTTGGACAGGCTCGAGTCCCACATCCCAGGCTCGCCGTTGCGAACGGCTCCCTCGGACAGCTCTCGCATGATCCGGCGTGCCTTGGCGGCACCGTCGGTGTCCTCGTCGTCGCCGAGGTTGTCCCAGAAGTCCTGGTCGACCTCGACCGAGATGTTCGTCGTCCAGTGCTCACCGGAGGTGGCCTTGATGTGGATGAACTCCTCGACCTGCGAGTCCCGCCAGTGCATCATCGACATCCGCGCCGACCGGCGCACACCGCCGGCCACCACGCACGAAGCGATCGCGTGATCGATGGCCATCGCATCGAGCCCGGTCATCGGCCTGTTGCGGAACGCCAGCTCGCTGAAGATGTCGGACACCTTCTTGAGCATCTGAGCGAACGGCAGCGGGCCGCTGGCCTTGCCACCGAACGTCTTGAGCTTGGCCCCTTCTGGACGAACCCGTGACACGTCGTAGACCCGGTTGAAGTGGCTGACCTCGTCCCGGTAGTGGGTGTCGACCAGGTCGGTCAGGGCTGCCGCCCATCCCTCACGCGAGTCCTCGACCTCGTAGGCACCGACCCAGTCGGGGTCGTATTCGGTCGACAGGATGCCTGCCGCCTTCATCGCCTCGTAGTCCGGGTGGTCCGGGTCGCACACGATGTGGACGTACAGATCCTGCAGCACCGGCCCGTAGTGGCTGAGGTAGTTGTTCGAGTAGTTCGCCCCGACTCCCCCACCTTCCATCAGGCGCAGGAACGTGAAAGAGAAGTGGTCCGAGGGCTTCTCGGTCCACCCTGCCACCCAGCAGTTGAACAGGTGCTGAGCGTTCCGCACACCGCTGGCCCAGAGGTGGCGACCGGCCGGGAGGATCTTGAACTCCGACATCAGTCGGATGAGTTCGGCTCGCTCATCAGGTAGCTGATACCGAACGTCAACGAGTCCCAGATTGCCATCGACCACTCGCTCGACGGTCTCGGGCCAGGTCTCCTTGGAGCCGTCCGGCTTGGTTCGTGCGTAGGTGCGCTCATACACCAGCCTTCCCGTTGGCCCCCAGGGGATTTCGTCAGTCACTACTTCCTCACTGTCAGTTCGTATCGTTTGAAATAGGCGTCGGAGTGCATGTCCTTGCTGAAGGAGACCCCGTACTCGGTGTCTCCGACTCCGCGGATCACTGCGGTGATGACGCCTGTCTTGCCCCTGAACTGCTTCCAGGTGCCCTTGGCCGGGTACTTGGTCTCGTCCCGCTCGACGGTGACCTTGTCCCCCTTGTTCACGCCGTCCTCCGCTCCCCGTATCCGGGGGTGAAGATCCCGCCGACGTACATCTCGAGGTCGTCCTGCGGCCAGTTCTCGAGCATCATTCGCTTGCCGGGGAACAGCTCCGGGAAGACCTCGCCCCGGTACATCTCTGAACCCGGCATGCCGTTGAAGGTCGGATCAAGCAGGTTGTGCATGGCACCTCCCCCCGAGAAACTCAGGCAGCGGCGACTCGTAGAGGTAGTCGTCGCGCAGCTCGGGGTGCTCGATCAGCAGGATCGCGATGTCAGCGGTCGGATCGGAGTGGCCTCCGGTCGTTGGCCTGGTCTCCGGGAACACCGAGTGACGGCTTCCCGGCCCTTCGATCTGGACGTTGTTGCTCGCGACATCAGCGCCAGCGAGGATCGCAATGACGTTGACGTGCTCGGTCAGAGACCTCACAGCCCGTGCGAGCTGCATGGCCCCGCCGCCCTTCTTGGGCGGCACGATCCCGTCGATGTACCGACTGCGGAGCGCCTCGGCGTAGCCCTCGTTCTGACTGCTCAGCGCCTCCATCGCCCGAGGCAGGATGTCGACCAGGTAGCGGTTGGTCGACGTGCCGGCCAGAGCCTCGCGGATGCTGTCGGACGAGTAGAGGCGTCGGCCGTTGAACATGTCGTTGGCCAGAGCCTTCTTCGCCAGGATGTTGAGCGCCTGGCGTCGGACGTAGAGCACTGCCTCGCCCTCGACCAGACCGTCGATCGTGTTCTGGATCGCGGGGCTCTCGAGGTACCAGACCCACAGGTCTTGGATCAGCTCATCGGCGGTGAGATCGGTTTCCCAGGAGACCAGAGCCTTCCTGGCAGCCTTGCTGAAGACCTTGTTGATGTCGGTCAAGGCATCACCCTCCGCAGGTACTCCTCTCGGTCCAGGCGGCGATCCAGGCCGCGTGTGACCTCGTCTGCGAAGACCTCTCGGACCTCCTTCGACGTGATCCGCCGCGACCGTGCGTTCTTGTGCAGGAATGGCAGCTTGGTGGATGACAAGTTCAGACCCTCCAGACGTGGCCGTCGACCGCGAAGCGGCCGTTTTCGATGGGGACAACCTCGGGCTTGACGTACGGGCCGTCGACCGTCAGCAGGCCAAATCCCTGCTGCCAGTTGCCCGTTCCGCCCTTGAGGTAGGACGCGGCCGTCATGTCCATCAGGTTTCCGACCTCGAGGCCGGTGACCGACTTGCCGACGACAGAGCCGAACCCGAAGGACTCGCTGATCACGCCCAGGCGATGGGTGTGTCCCATCACCACGGACTTGTTGAACCGCCGCGCTCCGTTGAGCGCCGTGGCTCCTGCGATCCGCGAGATGCTCATCTGGCCGCGGTGCCCGTGGGTGGTGACCCAGCCCGGAGCGAACTCGTTGAAGTCCGGGAGGATCTTGATCCCGAACCCGTCGAAGTCCAGCAGCTTCGTGATGTGGAAGGAGTCCTCGAACTCAGCGAGCGCGGGAGCGTACTTCGTCAGGTACTCCCGAGGGCGCAGGTCGTGGTTGCCTTCGTGAACCTCGATGGGGCCCTCGTAGACCTTGCGGAGCGGCCCGAGGAACCGACGCTTGGCGATCTCGTTGTGCTCCAACATCACCGGGTAGAACTCCTCGGCGGTGCCCTTGCTCCAGCGAGCTGGTGACGGGTAGTCCATCAGGTCGCCGATGTGGATGACGCCATCCGGGTTCCAGTCTCCGATGAACCGGATGACCGCCCGCAGAGCGCGGGGATCATCGAACGGGATCTGGGTGTCCGGGATGACGACGATGCGCTTGGTCATGTGGTCTCCTGCTGTAGGTCCACGAAGCCGCGTGGCTCGCGAACGGCGTATCGCTGCTCCGGGGGGAGCTGCATCTTCTCGAGAACGCCTGCGTAGCCAGCGATGTCGACCACCGTGTCCTGGTGGTAACCGTTCTCCATGAACCGGGCGATCTTGAGGAGGATCATCATCACGGCAACGTCGTTGTGGTCGACCGTGGGCTTCTGCAGGTAGGCGTTCCACAGGTTGGCGATGCGCTGGTGGTTCTCCAACGCGTCCCCGTAGTCCTGGGCACGCTGGCCGTTGATGATCTCCTCGGCCTTGGTGAGGATGCTCATTCGTCGTCCTCGCCTTCGTGGACGTAGTCGTGAATGTCCTCGAGGTCGAACAGCGTCAACTGTTCCGGGTCCATCAGATCCTTTCCAGCAGAGCGTCTTTGCCCTGCGATGTGACTAGTGAGTTGACATCCTCGCCATCAGGCATGGGGATGACTCGGGCGTTCGGCAGCGTCTTTGCGACCGATCGTGCGAACTCCATGCCGGCGTCGTCGCCGTCGGCCAGGATGTTCACGTTGCGGTAGCCCAGGAACAGCTCGCGGAAGTGGGGCTTCCACATCTGCGATCCCGGAACTCCCACACACGGGACGCCGCACAGCTCGGCGGTGACCGCGTCCAGCTCCCCTTCGGTGATCGCCATGTCTCGCGAGTAGCGAGTCAGAGCGACCGTGTTGTAGAGGCGGGGCTTGTCCCCCGCCACCGTCATGTATTTCGGTGTGCCGCCGTCCAATCGGCGGAACCTGATCGACGCGACCGACCAGTTACGCCAGGGCGACCACCGCATGTACGGGATGGCGAGACACCCGCGGTAGTACTCATGACCAGGGAGTGGGTCTTCCACGTATCCCAGTCCGAACGGTCGAACGTGGTGTTCGAGCAGGCCGCGACTCTCCAAATACGCGGCGGCTGGGCTGCCGTTGAGGCTTTCTCTGTACCGGGACGTTGCTTCCCAGAGATAGGTTCTCTGCGATTCGGTTAGCCTCTGCAAAACTCACCTCCTCTTCGTGTCGGATGATGGAGATCACGTCTCCCCTGACCCCACAGGCCAGGCAGTTGAACCCCTGCAGGTCGTAACTGACTGCAGCAGAGGGTGTTTCGTCACCGTGGAAAGGGCACAGGCACTTGTTCCACTCGTAGTGGTTAGGTGGCGGTTCCCAGTCGGGGTGGTAGCGAAGGATCGCTCTGGCGATCGGCGAGTCAGAGCATGACGGGGTAGACACTGACATCGACCCTGTTCTTGAACTGGCCCTCAAGGACGCCCTCGATGAACAGGGCGAAGTCGCCCTCGTCGCGGTCGTCTTCGATGTTGGCCTCGACTCGGTATCTCATGTGTTCCTTTCGGTAAATGACAAGTTCAGGACGCGAGTTTGTCGGCCTCGACCGGTGCGATGCGCTCCCCGATGACCTGGACGGCCGGCGGATTCTTGAGGTACGCGATGGCCCGTTGGAAGAACTCGATGCAGTCCCTCGCCCAGCCCAGCGTGTACTTGTTGCACATCGTGCAGAGCAGCCCTCGGACGATGCCCGTCTTGTGGTCGTGGTCGACCGACAGGCGCTTGTGCTTGCCGTTGGCTCGCTGGCAGATGTAGCAGCGACCGCCCTGGAACTCGTAGATCGCCCAGTACTCGTCAGCGGTGATGCCGTACGTCGCAAGGATTCTCGCCGCCCAGGTGCCTGTGGACCTGGTCTGCTTGGTCACCCGGTGGTGGGTGGCGCACCGCGGACCCGGCCACGGCGTCTTGCGCCGGGACTTGATCCCTTCGGCCTTGCAGTCGACGCACCACTTCCCGGAGTCAGGTCTCGGGGCGGCTTTCTTGCGCCTGGCCACGTTCACGCTCCTCTCGAGCTTCCATGACGAGGAGCCAGTACGTCAGCAGCCCGTAGAGGATGACCAGCTTCGCGACGATCATCCGGCACCGAAGATGTACCGCTGCGGGAACAGGTCCAGCAGCGCCAGGGCCATCAGGTCAGCGGCCAGCTCCGGGTCGGCCAGCATCCATGAGTGGTGGCCGTCGACTCCGTAGAACGTCGCCTCGGTCAGCTTCGCGGCGCTCAGACCGGCCGCGTACGGGACGATCTGGTCGTGCAGGCCGTGCAGGACTGCCGTGGGCACGCCGTGGCGCTGGATCGCCTTGAGCAGAGGCACCGTGTCGGACTTCATCAGCGCGTACGCCGACCGAACGAACCTCAGCCCGGACACCGATTCCCGCAGGTTGGCCAGCAGCTCCAGCCGCTCACGCGGCGTCCGGGAGCGCAGAGCGTCGATGCCGTCACCCAGCACGTCGTTGAGCCCTCCGAAGAAGAACTTCACCGCCCGGTAGGGCACCGAGGGGCCCGGAGTGATGGCCACGCCCTTGTGGTGCTCCGCACCGGCTGCCGCGTCCAGTAGGACCGCGGCTGCGACCCGATGGGGATGACGAGCTGCGATCTCGACCACCATCCCGCCGCCCATCGAGTGGCCGACGAACACTGCTCGGTGAATGTCAAGTACGTCCAACGCGTCGAGGGTCACCTTGGTCATGTCCTCGACGGTGTGCCCCCACGGCAGCGTGTCGCTGTCGCCGTGATTGGCAGCGTCGAGCCCGATCACTCGGAATCCCTTGCCAGCCAGCAGCTTCAGCATCTCTTCGTAGCCCGAGGCGCTGAGCCCCAAGCCGTGCAGGAACACCAGCGGGACGCCCGTGCCGACCTCGGTCACGCCGACACGAAACCCGTCCTTGGTCAGGATGGTCATCCGCTTCATCGGATCCACCGACGAGCCATGCGGTCGATGTTCTCCTCCGACACGTTGCGTGCCAGCGGGAAACGCGGCTCCTGGTGTGTGATCGTGGTCTTGACGACCGCTTCCTTGCCGTCGACCTTGACGAGGGTCTTGCGGGCCCAGGAGACCGGCTTCGTGGCCAACAGCCCCGACAGGATCTGCTGGTGAATCACGTTGGCCTTCTTCGGCATTGCGTTCGGGGTTGCCATCTTGGCGGTTCCTTTCGTTGGGTGTATGTCAAGTCACAGGTCAAAAAAAGTCGCGCCCGAGTAGCGGAGTGTCTCCCACCAATCACCGCGTTGGTTACCGGCTCCTCGCCGTGGGAACTCGGGCATCGACTAGTCGACTAGGCCAGCTTCCAGATGTGCTCTGGCTTGCCGTACGGACCCTCGATCTGGTCGTCGGTCTTGACCAGGAAGCCTTCGTCGGTCAGCACGGTGATCTGCATGCGGACGCTGGTGATCAGCCACCGCTCACCCTGGTCGACGCCGGCCTGCCACGCCTGCCACGGCGTGAGGCTGCCGTGACGCCGGAACAGCGCCTTGACCGTCTCTGCCTGCTGACCGGAGGCGCGGCGAGCTTGCTTGAGCCGCTCCCCCGCGAGCTTCGGGGTGTTGAAGTAGGTGCCCATCTGGGCCTCTTTGGTCAGCATGTGGCAGCCGCCCCACTGGCGGTGCCGATCAGGAACCAGGGCAGCCAGGACGACGAGCCGCCCGTGCTCGGGGTGTAGCTCGGGGAGCTGTACCGCGGAGCCGGGGCGACCGGCCGCGGGATTACCGGCACCGGAGGCCGGGGAGCGATGACCGGGCCCAGCGGAGCCTCGGCAGACATCAGGTTGACGGCCTTGGCGTCACAGCTCACGTCGGCGTCACAGGCGGTCAGGCCGACCGCCGCCGTACCGGCGATGAGCAGGGTTGCGATGATCTTCTTCATGTTGTGCGCTACTTTCTGTGGGTGAATGTCAAGTCAGTGACCGAAGTCATTGATCTGCATGGTGTCTCCGACGAACTCGAGCGAAGCGAAGTCTTGCCCCGACGGGTCTGACTTGCCGCCTCGGTTCTTGACCGTGGAGACGTTGAGCGCGTCGGGCCCGAACCCGTCCGACACTCGGTGGAGAGTCAGGATCATCTCGGGCACGCGCCCGATCTGTCCCTTGATGCCGCCCAACGGAATGGGCGAGTCACCGTTGTTGTGCTGGCCGGTGACGTGATGGAGCCCGATCACGCATGACCCTGTCTCACGGGCCATTTCGTGCAGGTAATCCATCAGCGACTCGAGGCCGCTGAACGGGTCATCACCGTCGCTACTGTCCGTTCGGACGTTGGTGATGTTGTCGACCACGATCAGAGCTGGGAAGTCCTCGTAGAGCGCGTCATACGCTTCGAGGGCCGTCTCGATCTCGTCCAGCGAGGGAGATGCCTTGTAGTTGAACCTGATCGGGATCTGGTCCAGCTCGTTGGCGACACCGTCCTCGATGTTCTGCTCGCGGACAGCCCGCGTCGATCTCTCGAGTGACCATCCGCTCAGGATGGACACCGACCTCGAGAGCTGGGTGAACGCGTCGGAGTCAGCCGAGAAGTACAGCGTCGGTACCTTGCTCTTGAGCGCGTAGGCCAGGACGAAGGCCGACTTGCCCGTGCCGGGACCGGCGCAGACGAGGACGAGCTGGCCGCGTCGAGGCGTCGTGCCTTTGATCTCGAGCGCGTTCCACACCGGGGGCAGCGGGTCACCGGCAGAGCCCCTGATGTAGAGCGATTGGCGGGGCGTGTACATGTTCTCCTCTCAGAACTCCGGGCCGTAGGTCTCGATGACCAGTGCGTGCAGTTCCTCTGCGGCCGAGTCGATCTCGGCTGGCTGGAAGTGACGCAGCAGGACTGCCGCGATCATGTCGTAGAGCGTCTGCTTCACTTGTTCTTCTCGATGATGATCTTGGCGTCGTGGATCTCGCGGCCGGCGTGGGCCGCTCGCGTTTCCTCGTCCAAGGCTTTCTGCATCTGCTTCATCAGCCGCGTGCCCCGGAGCTTGAGGATCTTCATGATGTCCGCGCCCTTGTAGCCAGCTCGGTGCATCCGCAGGACCGCGGCCGTCTCATGCGGCGCGGCCGTCGACCTCAACAACCGGTGGTTCGGATCCCAGTCGGTCATGTCTTCCTCTCGGTGAATGTCAAGTTCGTCACAGACCGAACTCTTCGTGGTACATCGGGATGAACTCGCTGGCGGGACGGGGGACGCCGTCCTCGCAGTCCTTGTCGAACAGCCGGATCAGGTGCTCGAGGTAGCCCTGGTGCGAGACTGGTGCCTCGGCCAGGAGCTGGGTGAGCTTCCGCCGCTGCTTGGCGACGTTCATCTCCATCTGGACGTTTCTCACAGGACGAACCTCTCTCCATCGGTCGTGGCCACCGCGACCTCGCGGTTCGGGTGGTCAGCTTTGTGCGCCTCAGCGAACCGGAACGCGGCCTTCTCCTTCGGGAAGGGCCAGCGCGAGGGCTGAGACTGGACGTGCCAGGGCGGAAGCTCTGGGATCGGTCCCAGCTCCACGTAGGTGTAGCTCGCACCCGGATCGAGTTCGAGCGTCGTTCGGTATTCCTTCATCGTCCTGCCTTTGTAGGAAGGTGTTACCCGGTAAATGTCAAGGTGAACTACTGATAAACGGGGCAGGAGTAGCTCACGTCACAGAAGTTGCACTTGTCGGGTTCGGGCAGAGCCTCGAAGTCACCCGCCTGGATGCGGGCCTCGACCTCATGGAACCTCTCGGTGATCTTCTCCCGCGTCCACTCGGTGAGGTCGTAGGGCTCGGTGACGACCGGCTTCTTGCCCTTCTTCCCCGCCATGAAGTAGTCGCCTGTCCGCGGCGGCTCGATGCCGAAGAGGATCGAGATCGCGAGCGCGTAGACGCCAAGCTGGAAGTCATCCCCCGGCTTGTTGCCCGTCTTGTAGTCCCGGACCCGAAGCTCCCCGTTGACCACTACGACAGCGTCGATGTAGCCCCGGACCTTGATGCCGTCCAGCTCGATGTTGAACGACAGCTCGATCGCAGGCTTGCCCTCGGGCGTGACCCAGATCTGCTGGCCCTTCGTGGTGCGCCAGGCGATGAACTTCTCGACCTGCTCGAGGCCGATGTGGAATCGGCGCTCGATGTCTCGTTCCCCGTTGTACGGGCCGCTGTGGAACCACCAGTCGAAGTTGGGCGTCTCGGCGCATAGCTCGCCGATGTCCTTGGCGTACTCCTCGCGGAAGATCTCCTGGGCCCGTTCAAGGGTCATCTCTCGACCCTCGGCCAACGCCTTCTCGTAGATCTCAGCGACCGTGTGGAAGGCCGTGCCTTGCGGCAGCCACGCCGCCGGCCGCGCCCACACCTTGTCGAGCCTGGCCAGCTTGTACGCCATAGGGCAGCGCGTGTACTGGTTGATCTGACTTACGCTTCGGAGCGGCAGCGATGTCTTGGTCTCGGTCATGCAGTCGCCTTCATCTTCTCTTTGAGCACATCGCCTACAGCGGTCATGATCCGCTCCCTTACCTCTTCGACCGACAGCCGTCGTGGGTGCGGGAACGAGTCAGCCTGGGTCATCTTGGCCACCATGAACTCTCCGCGCTCTCCCATCCAGTGGGGATCTTTTCTGGATCCGCTGCCGAACATCTCGAAGCGGTTCGCCGCGAGGATCATGTTCGAGATGGGCCGGTACAGCTTGCCGGTGTCTTTCACCAGCGGACTGCGATAGACGAGGAGGATGGAGACCGGATCTAGGTGTTCGGCTCCCCTCCACCACGTCTCGCAGGTCTGGGCGTACAACCACCCCGGTTCATTCACGATCGTCCTGACGGGCGAGCTGACTACTTCGGGGAACAGGTTGGTGAGCCGCGTGAGCGCCATGAGTTTTGCATTCCAATCTGCTGTGCGCCTCGGAGCGCACAACCGGTAGAGCGGTTACGGATCGATGAGATCCTCGATGCCTTGTGGCCACGTCCACAGCGATTCCGCCTTGGCGTTGAGGGTGCCGTCCTCATCAAGAATCTCGGGCCGGACATGCTCGTTCACCCGAATCAGAAGGTCTTCGTCCTCGTCGGTGCGAGGGACGTACCTGAAGCCTCCACCGGCCATGCCGGGGTAGGGCTCGATGTTCGGGTCGAACTCGAGCACGACGTTCTGGTCGAGGAGCATTTTCCACCACGCGATGAGGCGCTTCTTCTTCTCCTCAGAGAAGCCTTTGAAGCTGAGCTGCCTCATGTACTCGCCGTGGTCACGAAGTCGTTGGTACGACTTCGACTTGCTGTGGATGACCTTGGTCTCGAACGGCCACAGCTCTTTGACTTGCTGCCTTGTGTTCAAGCGTCCACCATAGGTCTTCACCTGCCACTCGACAGCCTGGCGAGTCACGCCGTGCATGTCTCCGATTTGTCGGTAGTTGAACCCCTTCCGTACGAGATCCTCGATCGTGCTGAGGGTCAGTGGCTTCCTCGACGCTGGTCTTATTACGTCGAGGTTCGAGATTTTGCCGCTCATGTTTCCCTCCATGAGAAAGGTAAATGTCAACGTGGCTTTCACGGAGACATGTTGGTGCCTGTCAAGTCTATCGCTCTTTCTCTCAAGTGCCTGGCCGTATTCAGTTGTGGCCCCACACCGTGTCGCCCGCGCCACTGGCTGTGGCGGCGTGTAACGAACCTCATTCGTTTGACGCTCGCGTAATGTACAGCGGGGTACTGACAAGTAGCAAACGTCGTGGTCCAAGTCACTCGGGCAAACTACGGCTCCACGTCGACCTCACCAGATAGCTCTCCGATGCGGCCCTCGATGTCTTCGAGATCCCACTGGGCTTGCTCGTCCTGCGGACGGTCCCCCAGACGCTTCTCAGCATCTCGCCGCAGTTCCTCGAGTTCTTCGAGGTCATCGATGTCATCGACGTACATGTCGCTCGAGCCTTCCTGTCCGTTACCTGAAACGTATGACTTAATCGGGTCGCTTAATCCAGCATCATCACCTACGGTTCCGTAACCGGGATCTGACCTCACTGTTCGGTCGTTTAGTCGAACCCCCGGCAAACTCTCAGCGGAGGCCCACCTTCTCGGAGCCGTAGACGAAGATCCCTTCGATCTCGGCGTCCTGGCAGTCGCGGTACTGGCTCAGCGCGTCCTCGTAGTCCTCGGCGATGAAGGGCCAGAGGCTCCCGTACTCATCGACCACGACGTAGACGTTCTTGCCTTCCACTACGAATCCTCTCTGCGGGCCGCGCCCGTCGCGAAGTACATGGGCCAGTCGACCAGCTCTCGGACGAGGTCCGGGATCTTGGACGCCGGGATCTCCAGCGGGTCACCGACGTTCTGCGTCATGCCGTAGTCGAGCACTCGCCCGTTGTCGGACTCGCGCTGTATCCGCTCGGTGCGCTGGATGGACAAGCCTTCGAGGTCGCCGTTGATCTCCATAGGCCGAACGTCGTACTTGGTGATCTTGCGGTCGAACGCCATCAGAGGTTGTTCCTTTCTTCGATGCACTCGGGGTCGTCGCACTTGCAGTGCATGTCTCCGCAGTCGTCACCCTCGGCGTGGGCGTCGATCATCTCTTCGACGCGGTCGGGCGGGACGCCAGCGGCCTGCAGCATGTCGGCCAGAGCCTCCATCTCCATGCAGGTCAGGTTGGGGCCGATGTCTCCGATCAGGTAGCCGTCACCCCACACCTCCTTGAACTGGTGCAGGGCTGAGGTCAGCGACAGCCCGATGCGCTCTTCCTTCACCGGGCGTATGGCCTGTGCCTGGTCGACTGCCTTGTCCCACAGTGACTTGCTCACGAATCCTCCTTCAGCCCAAGGGCTTCCCGTACTCGGTCGAACAGCAGCTCGCCCAGGTAGGCCAGCTCATGGTTGTAGTCGGCGATCTCTTCGTCCCAGACCTCGTAGCCGCACTCGGGCTCGTTGCCGTCGTCGTCGTTGTGCTCGTCCATGAACTCATGCTTGGCTTCGAGCATCGCCTTGAAGTTGTCGACAGCTTCCTTGACCTTCTCGATGTCTCCGATGCTCACGCTCATTGCCAGTCGATCTCCCATCCCTCGGGAAGAGGCTTGGTGTCCAAGCAGATTGAGCACTGCAGGTGCTCGTCGCCGTCGCCTTCGTCGCTGAAGTCTTCGGACCCGGTGAAGACCGCGATGACGGTCTTGGTCTCGGGGTCGATCTCGGTCGCCCAGGTGCGGACGTACCCGGTCTCGATGAGCCGCCATGAGTCGTGGCCGCAGTCCGTTTCGAGCTTGTCCATCACATGCCTCCCTTGATCTTCACGCGGTGACCGGTGTGTATTTCGTGCTGCCGCACAGCGATCCCGAACAGCCGTCGCTTCGCGGCGGCGCACTTCCACGGGCACTTGGGGCATCGAGCCTCGAACACCATCAGCAGAACCATCGCTTCCTGCAGTAGCGGGACTTCTTGTCGTCGTCGGGGTGGTCCTCCCCCGTACGGGAGACCGGAGCTGGTCGCGACCCCTCGTTCGCGTCCTGCTCAGAGCAAGGTGAGAACTCGCCGTGCTCGAGGTGGTACCTCCGGTCCCCCGCAGGGGTGGTCTTCTGATCCGCGGGGATCTCCGTGAGGTGGGCCCAACACTCGGCCGAAACCTCGGCATGGGCAGGGGCTGGCCCCACCTGGATGACAGCCACAGCCATCAGAGCCAGGAGGGCCAGCGCCAGCAGCACGCGTCGGATCAAGACGCGAGCGACCGCTGCATCGAGGCGTTGCGGCCGTCACGCTGCCCGTGGGCATAGCCGCTGCTGTTGTAGCTGGTGTTCGACCGGGTGGTGCGAACCCTCGGGAAGACCCGCGCCAGCTCGGCCTGAGCCCGTGCCTTGTCGTCGCGGTAGAGCACCAACGCTCCCCCGCCGGCCGATTCCACGGCCTTCGACTCCTCGGCGCGGACGCGCTCGCCGATGGTCTGAGCGAAGCCTGCGATCCACGCACGGCGGTAGCTCTTGACCTGGCCAGCACCGCTCACGGTCTTGTAAGTGCCGGTGCGCCAGTCGTACTTGGTGCGGTGGTGCATGGTCGCGGGCCGAACCTCTTCGACGAGGCGCAGCATCTGCGGGCGCAGGATCTCCCACAGGAACTTGACCCGGTCGATGTGGCGCTCCATGCCGAACACGTAGACGAGCTGGTCCTTGGTGCCTCCGACGTTGGTGTAGACCGTCTTGCAGTGCAGCGCACGGGCGATGCCGTGGAGCAGCAAGGCTTGCTGAGCGACGTACTTCCCGGACACGGTGGCTCGCCACTGGATCGCGTCGGGCATCTCGGTCATGTCCAGACCGGCCTTGGTCGCCTCGACCTGGGCCATCTCGATGCCGTACTTGGCCATCAGCTCGAAGGCTTTCGCCTGGAACACAGCCTCTTCCGGCGTGCCGGTCACGTCTTCGGCCTGGCGCAGGAGCTTGGCCACACGGCTCTGCATCTTCGCGGTCTTGCTGTCCATCAGTGTTCTCTCTTCCAGTTGTTCCGGGTGCCCTTGCCAGGGCGCTTCATGGCTCGTTTGCGGTTGGTGTGCTTGCGTGCCGCCGCAGCCTGAGCTGCGCGGCGCTGCGCGTGCTCGCGGCCGCGATCGGACACTTTCTTCACCTCTTCAGCAGGTCGATGTGGATGCAGCCGACGTTGTCGGGACCGAACTCGGGGGCGTAGCCCAAGACTTCGTCCTCCTGGCAGGGGAACTCGGCCTGCGTGAACGGGACCGAAGCCTTCGCCTCGTCGGTGATGGTGGCGTGGCCCATGAGCGCACCGACGCTGAACGCGACGGCCAGGACGGTGACTCGGATTCGGCTCACTCTTCTTCCCTCCAAAGTTGGTCTGCGAGTAGTTCGTTGGCGATGTCGATGGGATCCCTGTTCACTACGGGGTGGCCCCCAGGAGCGCGAGGATGGCTGCGGCCACAGCTCCGATGTGCTCGTTGGCGGTGCCTCCGCGGCGGCGATACTCGCCGTTGGCCATCTGCATGAACTCGAAGCGAGCGGAGCCGTCGTCATGGGTGAAGCCGTTGATCACCTTGCCTCGGTTCGGATCTGAGGCGATCTCGTTGGCCATCGCCAGGACGATGGGGTCGTTCTGCAGCAACGCTTCGTTCTCGGCGTAGTGGGCTGCGCGTATCACGGTCATGGTTGTCGTGCCTTTCTGTTGGGTGGATGTCAAGCGGCGTACACAGTGCGATGGGCCAGGACCGCGAGGTCCGACCCCTGGAATGGAGCCTCGTCGTCGGTGTAGACGAAGGTCTCGTACTTGCGGGGGTTGTAGGTCACCGTGCGGGCGTCCTTGGCCAGGGTCACAGCTTCGCCCTGTACCAGCTCTCCGACCAGGCCGGCGTGGACGTTCTTGCGTCCCTCGCGGAGCACGCGCTGGCGTCCAGCCTCCGACACCTTGCCAATGACGTTGCGGAGCACGATGTGCTGGTGGCGTGCGATGACTCGACCCTTGTCCGGGCCTTCGAGCGCCTTTACGCTCCACATGCCTCGGTGCAGGTTCCAGTAGACGAAGACCCTCACGCGTACCTCTCCATCAGTTGGTGGCTGTAATCGCCTGTGCCGTGCAGGTATTCGATGTGTTCCTCGACCTCGACCGTGAAGCCTCGGTAGCCGCATGAGCACTTGAGCATCACGCCTCCACTACGCGGGTCCAGCGGGCCCAGCCGTTGCCTTGGATCGTCCACCGGGGCTCGGTGTCCGGTCCCATGCCGTTCCTCGCTCGGTGCCCGTCCGGGGACATGTCCGACCGGATGAAGCTCCGCAGCGTCCTCGCGATGTCGTGCCCGTCCTCAGCGGAAGCTTCGATCTCGGCGAAGTTCTCGACCACAGCTCGGGTCCACAGGCACGCGCCGCGGTCGTCGTCTTCGACCGGGTGGGCCTTCGAGACGTTGATGGCTTGGTCGATGCGGAGCCTCATGCCGTGATCGAGGATCACGTCGCCCTCGCGGAGCTGGTGGGTGGAGACGACTTCGGTCTTCACAGTGCATCGATCCCTTCTGCGATGATGTCGCGGACCACCTGAGCCGGTGACTCGCCGGATTCGTACGCGTCCCGGTATGGCCGGTCGGCGATGTCACGCGTGGTGACTCCCCATGCCTTGCAGAGCATCCCGTCGACGTGGCGCAGCCACCGCTCGAAGCTCACGCATCCCTCCAGGTGATCTCCCAGAGGGCGACGATCTGGCCGTCGCGGAGGATGTCCCCGTTCTTGAGGGGCTCGTTCCAGGTCACCTCGAACCCGTTGCGCTTGGTCGAAGCCTCGAGGTGGTCGACCAGGGGCTGGCGATGGCTCGAGTCGATGGTGATGCTCTTGTCGGACGAGATCTTGGAAACGGTCAGGCTGAACATGGCTCTCCTCAGTAGTCGGTGGCGAGGCTGTCGATCCACAGCTCGCGGAGTGTCTTCTCCGACAGCAGCTCACCGCTGTCGAGGATCTTGTCCCACATGAAATCCATTGGGATGTCGGGGATCTCACGGCGCAGCAACCCTTTGACGGTGGCTTGAGCGTGTGAGTAGAGCGAGCCGTCATCGCTTCCACCGGCCGCGATGCTGTTGTCGGGGTGGCAGGCGATGCCGTGGTAGTAGATCGGCCACATGGCTTCCATCAGCTCGCGGGGCGTAGGCCCAGCCTCGCGGTCGAAGTCGTACCTTGCCGTCGTCGTGATGTTCCAGTTGCCCATGCTCATGTCACCAATCCCCTGCGTGTTGCATCTCGAAGCCTTCGAGGTCACCGACCTCGTCGTCGTACATCGATCGGTTGTTCATGAAGTCGTCGCGGAGCCTCTGGCCGCTGGCGTTGTACCAGGCACCGCACTTGTCGCACGACACATCGCTCGAGCCTCTGTAGCGGCGAACCTCGCCGCCGCACTCGCCGCCGTAGGCACGCGCAGTGCAGTCCCAGGCGCTGTAGCCAGGGGTGAGGATCCACCCCTCGTCATCGACCACGTCTTCCACGCGGCGGTAGTTCTGAGCCATGTCACGCCTCTCTGATCAGTGCAGGATGATGGTGATGTCTTGCTTGCGACCGGTGCTGTTGCCGCCGCACGCCATGCAGGTAGAGCACGTTGTCTTGAAGCCGGCCTCAGCCGATGCGGGGCACGTAACCTCGCCAGCCTCACGCGGTGCGTTGCCCGGACGCGGGCGGAAGGTGCGGTAGCCCTTCATGCGAGCCTCACGCCTTTGACCGACGGTGTCGGCCGATGCCATGCACAGCTCTGCGAAGCGCGGGTCAGCGATGCGCCACTGGTGGGTGTATCCGGTCACGCCGTCAGCGACGGCCGCGATGGCTTCCCACACCTCGAAGGGCACAGCGGCCGGGTCGCCGTAGCTCCCGAACCGCACGCGCTGTCCCTCGAAGCGAGACAGGTCGAAGGGCACGGACCCTTTGCGGGCATGAGCGTTCCAGCTCGAGGTCTGAGCGTGGCCACGCCGAAGGCTCTTGTGCGTGTAGCACCCGCCGTCGCCGCCGGAAGCTACCGATCGGAACGGGCAGTCCCCGCACGTTGCCTTGTCGAGACCCAGCTTGATTGCTTCGGTGGGGTTCACGTCTGCCCGGAGGATGGCGATCTGGATCATGTCGCCGGTCTTGACGTTCGAAGACTTGCGTGCCTTCGATCCCTTGGTGGGCACACCCGTGGCCAGGACGATGAGATCCTCGCCGGTCAGTTCGCTCTTGCCTTCCCAGACGATCATGCGCTCGGTGGCCATCAGCGACCGCTCACTCGGTAGATGCTGTTGCCGCGGCAAGCGACCCAGCCGATACCTGCGATGTAGACCTTGGTGACGTTCACAGCTCTATCCCTTCGGGTAAATGTCAAGTTCAGGACCAACGACGAGTCGTCGGACGCTTGCGGGAAACCTCACGGCGCACGGTCGTGCGCCGCACAACGGTGCCTACGGTCATCTCTTCGAGCTGGCGCTCAGCGAACCCTTTGGGCAGGTGCTCGCCGGTCAGGTCTTCGACCTTCTTGTCGAAGTCAGTCCACCCCTTGAGCCCCTTGTCCAGCTCAGCGTCGACCCGACGCACAGGTGCCAGGTCAGGCGCTACGAACGGTGTCTTGCAGGATTCGCGGGCCGTAACCCGAACCTCACGGTGTTCAGCGAACAGTGGCATAGTTCACCCCTTCGGTAAATGTCAAGTTCTGAGCGAAAGCTCAGGTAGTGGGTAGTGCGGAATCGAACCGCATAGCGACACGCCACACCTCAGAGAGGCTGCACCCGCCATAGCTCAGGGTCATTCCACCCGCCAGAGCTACCCGGTAGTTTCATTTCTTCTCGCAGTTCAGGCGCTATCTATCGGAAGCTAGCTGCGAGCGTAGATTTAGTGTTGTCGGACCCATCGGGGCCCCAAGATCGATACAACCCTGGCGACATTTCTGCCTTAAGCCATTCTCTTTGAGCTTTCAGCCCCGTCGATCACAGGGCGTAGGACGTGGAGATTCGAGATTGTCCCGCTCGGTCTTGCGTGATTCTCACTTTACCGGATGGCCGGGTGAATGTCAAGCGGGCCGTTTAGGTATTCGCATCGATGCCCTCGTTAGCGCCGCTGGCGTAAGGCGCTACCCGCTCGTTTTCACCGGTCCAAGTTGGTGTGTCTTCGACCTTACCCGGTGGGCCGGGTGAATGTCAAGTCCGGAGAATCTGGCCCCGGCCTTTCGGCTGTACCACCGGATTTTCACCGGTACCGGCGACTTGCGCCTTTCGAACGATTACGAACTTAGTGCCTAGGCCGGGTGGATGTCAAGCCGAACGGCAGAATCACCCGCTGAGCTGCAGCAACCGGCCTCCCCCGTGGGCTATCCAGTGCCCGGACTAGGGCAGACAGGGCACCGCGGGCCCCGCGCATAGGCTGCTCACTACGTGCTCGGTACGTGCCTATGTGGGCCGCTGTCGCGGCTGTCGGGCCGTCGTCTGTCTGTCGGGCCGTTGGGCCCGCTGTCGGGCCCGTATGTGGCCACTACCCGCGGCAATAGGCTGCTCACTATCGCACCGATAAGGGCTCACTATGCGCGTATGCGCTGGTCACACACTGGTGTGTGTGTGAGAGGTGTGTGTGTATGCGCTGGTGAGAGGTGTGTGTGTACACCTCGAGGTGTGTACACATGTGTTTGCTAGATCTTTGGCCGGCGTTCTCTATCTTCGCATGTCAGCATGGGTATAGGGCACACTAGTGCCCTTTGCTGAGCATCGCATCGCATCGCATCCTCGAGCACGCATCGCGTGCGTTTGCCCAGGTCAGAGCGGGTATTGCATACCCCAGGGGGGTTACCCCCTAGGCCCCCTCCCTGACCGGTCGGTTA